GCTTCCGAAATCGTCCTGCCGTCCTTTGAGCGCATGGACGCTGTGTACTGCATCAAGGCTTACTAAGGCGAAAGGAGGAAAGCAGCATGGGAGACCAGTATTCTGAAGCGGCAGTCAAGCTAGGACAGTACATTGCTCCTGCACTTGACCGTGAAGTCACGGACGAGGACTACCAACTCTTTGACCTGCTGCTTGATTTCGCCAAGGACAAGATATTTGCGCAGGGCTACCCATTCGGCAATAGACCGGACGAGCTGCCCTTGCAGTATCAGTCGTTGCAGATACGCATTGCAGCGGAACTGTACAACCACATCGGCGCAAATGGACAGACGAGCTATACCAATAACGGTATTACCCGTGTGTGGGAAAGCTCCGATGTGGCGCAGTCCCTGCTGAATGAAGTGGTTCCGAGAGTAGGTGTTATCGGCTGATGTTCAATGGAAGTCCGCTGGATAAACGCCCGCTGTGGTATTCAAACCCGGTCGGCGAGAAAACGCCTGTTGTGGACGAGTGGGGAAACGAGACTGGCGAATCTGCATACGAATCGTGGAGTGAACCCGCAAAGCTGATGCTGAATGTCAGTCCTCCTACTGGTTCTGCGGAAGCAAACCCTTTTGGAGCGTTCACGGATTACAGCTACGTTGTCAGTTCGTCCAGCAAGAAGCGCAACACCCCACTTTATGAGGGCACACACGTCTGGTTTCAGACAGACGTTTCTAAGCCCTTCAATTACACTGTGGTCAAGGTCGCAGAGCATATCACGGACACGTTATATGCGCTGAAAGAGGTGGCTGCAAGTGAAAATTAAAGTGAGGTTGAGCGATGCCGGACTTCGTGATGCGGAACGTCAGATACAGGAGTACAAGACCACCCTGAACAAAAAAGCGCAGGAGTTTGCAAAGTCGTTGGCTGACAAAGGGCTTGATGTAGCGAAAGTTCGCTTTGCAAATGCAGAATATGCCGGTAGCAACGATGTCTCTTGTCGTGTTGAGCAGAACGGAAACATTTGCACCATCATTGCAGAGGGCAAGTCAGTCGCCTTTATCGAGTTTGGTACCGGTGCACATCACAACGGATATGGCGGCGAACTGCCGCCCGGTGTTGGTGCGCATGGCTCCTATGGTCAAGGCAAAGGTGCTGGCAGACGTTGGTACTACTACGGTGACCCCGGTAATGCCGGAACCTATGTGGATACCGTTCCCGGCAAGGGACAGTTGAATTACACCAGCGGTAACGAACCAGCTATGGCTATGTGGGGAGCTGTTGAAGAAATGGCTTCTCAGGTAGAAGCAACGTGGAGGGAGGTTTGGAATAGTTGATTGATTATTTCAATTCTATCTTTACAGCTGTTGCCAAGGAACTGCGAAAGCAAGTGCCTGGCATCTTCGTCACTGGCGAAATCAATGACAGCAACGTCAAAAAGTTTCCATGTGTGCAGATAGAGGAAAACAGCAATCTCCCGGTTCATCGTGATTCTGCCAGCCGAAGCAAGTACGCCGCCGTTTCCTTGCGTGTGCGTGTCTACTCTAACAAAACAAGCGGACGCATTGCAGAAGCTCGTTCCATCGTTGGAATCGTGGATTCTGTATTGGAACCGCTCAATTTCTATCGAAAATCGTTTGCCCCGTTGAATGGGCTGTACAATAATTCCGTCTATCGGATTGATTGCAGCTATGGGGCAACAATCGGAGAGGACGGAATGATTTACCGAAAATAAGGAGGTAAACATTCTATGAGTACTGCTATCTCCGGTTTGAATACCACTCTGTATTGTGGCGCTACCGAGTCTGCATTGACGAAGTTGTGCGACATCAAGGATGTCCCGGATATGATTTCCGATCCAAACCTTCTGGATGCCACCACCCTGTCTGATCCGATGCAGAAGCAGATTTTTGGTATTAACCAGTCCGATATTAAGGCGTTTACCGCAAACTACAACAAGGAAGATTACGAATCGGTGCAGAAAGCTGGCTACGATGAATCTGCCGAAGAGAACCCCGATAAGTACTATGCAATTAAGATGCAGGACGGCTCCGGTTTCACTTGGCAGGGTATGCATCAGGTTGGCCTGTCTGGCTTTGGCGTTGACGAGGTTGTGGAAATGACCATCAACTGCATTTTTCACACCAAGCCGAAGTTTGTTAAGGCGCTGACCATCAACGGCGGCTAAACCGCAAAAATCGAATCAATCAAACCGGGCAGAACTGAACATCGGATTTGGTTCTGCTCCTATTTATAAAGGAGAGCATTTATTATGGCTGCAAAGGTTATCAACTTTCATTCCCCCGATGGCAAGAACACTTATGAGCTGACCTTCACCCGTGACAGCGTGGAAGCTACCGAACGTGCAGGCTTTCAGATTGGTCAGTATACCCAGATGACCAATCTGCTGTCCAACTCTCGCGCTTTGTTCTACGGTGCTTTCATCGCACGGAACAAGGGCATCAAGCGTAAGGTCGTGGACGAGATGTTCCAGCACATCGAGGATAAGGAAGACCTGATGGGCGTTCTGCTTGAGATGTTCATGGACGCTTCCAAGTCCCTGCTGGCAACTGATACTGAGGACAAGACCGCAAAAAACGCAACGTGGGAGATTGTGTAACCGCACAATCTCAGGAATCAGACGGAGAGGGAGAGCCATTCTCCTTCTCCAAGCTGTTCCATGATGTAGAAGCCTATTACATCTCCATCGGCATGACATACGACCAGTTCTGGTACGGCGATGTCTGGCTGGCGAAGGTCTACCGTGACGCAGAAGAGCTACGGGAGCGCAGAGCTAATGCAGAAGCATGGAGAAACGGTTTTTACATGGCATCTGCGCTTTCCTCTACGGTTGGCAATATGTTCCGAAAGAAAGGGTCTAAACCTATCAAGTACATGGACAGACCGATTCCCCTTACTCAAAAGGAGAAAGAAGAGTATGAATACCAACGTGCTGCGGAAGCACAGGAGCGAATCAAACGTATGATGTTCTCCATGATGGAGCAAAAGGATGGTGGTAGTGATGGCTGATGTTGATATTACGAGCTTATCCGTAGAGATTTCTGCGGAATCCAGCGGTGCGGAGCTTAATATCGACAAGCTCGCTACCGCCATTTCTAATTTGCGGACAAAGGGCAACGTGTCGAAGGTGATTGATGGGTTGGATAAGCTCACCAATTCCCTCACTGCGTTAAAGTCCGCGCAGGGAGATTTTAGCGGTCTTGAAAGCGTTACTCGGTTCATTGATGGCATCAGCAAGGTCAATACAAGTGAAAGCGCAAAGGGCATCAGTACACTGGCAAAGAGCATCGCTAAACTTCCGGAATCCCTTACCGGCATGGGCGCTCTTTCTGATAGCGTTGATACCCTGCTCGATGTTACGGATGCTTTTGACCTTATGGCTACCGTTCAAGACCCAAAAGGCTTGAAAAGTGCCATCAACGCCATCAAAAAAATCCCGGAAGCGGTCAGCGGCGTGCAGGGCATCAGTTCTGACATTAGCGATGTGAAGTCTGTCTTGAACGGATTCAATAATCTTCCTTCCGTCACTGCGCCGGAAGGATTGAGCAGTTTTGTAAGCCTTTTACGCCGAATCCCGAAAGCAGTGTCTGAAGCAAACAAAGCTGATTACACACAGCTTGCTGAAAGTTCCCGACAGTTGATGAATGGTCTTGCTCCGTTGTCTGTTCTGGATTTTAGCAATCTGAAAAATCTCGGAAGCGTCTTGAATCAGCTTAACAAGATTCCTGACCTTGCGCAAAAGCTGGATAGCAAGACGGTGGGTGACTTTTCTACTGCTTGCCAAAAACTGTCTGCCGCCCTTACTCCCCTTGCATCTCAGCTCGACAAAGTAGGCAACGCCTTTGCAAAGCTGCCCCCGCAGTTGAGCAAAGTGGTCACACAGGCAAACCGTGTGACGGCTGCCAACGAACGGCAGAAAAAAAGCTATCTCAGCCTGTCTAACCAGATGAACGGCTTTATGCGAAACATGGCAAAGTTGGTTTCGTTGAAAGCAATTGCTGATTATCTTGGCAACGCTGTTGCAAAGTTCAATGACTTCTACGAAGCGGCTAATATGTTTGGCGTATCGATGGGTGACATGACAAACGAAGCAAGCGGTTTCATTGACAAGATGGAACAATTGCTTGGAATCGACCCGTCAGAAGCCATGAACGCTATGGCGAACATTTATAGCATGACAAAGAGTTTCGGACTTGCAAAAGAGCAAGCATATACTTTGTCTAAAAGCCTTACCCAGTTAGGCTATGACCTTTCTTCGCTGAAAAATATTCCTATTTCGCAAGCGTTTACGAAGATTCGTTCGGCTATGGCTGGCGAACTTGAGCCAATGCTTCAGCTTGGCGTTGATATTTCTCAAGCGAGACTTCAGCAAGAACTTCTTGCGCTTGGCTTTAATAAACAGGTTTCCACGCTTTCTCAGGCAGATAAAGCTACCTTGAGATACATCGCAATTTTAAAGCAGACCACCGATGCACAGGGCGATTTTGCTCGAACGCTCTCCAGTCCTGCGAATATGATTCGCATTCTGAAAGCACAGTTGTCTGGTCTTGCGCGAGATGTTGGTTCTTTGCTTTATCCTGCATTTAAGGCAATTCTCCCTGTTCTGATTGCGGCAGTTGAACTTATCCGGGAGTTCGTTCAGTGGGTGGCAAAGCTGATGGGCGTAAAAGTCGTGCTCACTGACTTTGCCAAAAGTGCTGACAGTGTTGGCGGCATCGGTAACGCAATGGACGAAACAACCGATTCGACAAAGAAAGCCGCCAAAGCCCTCAAGGACTACACGATGGGCTTTGATGAACTGAACATCATTGACCCCACACAGGGAAGCTCCGGCTCTGGCAGCGGTGCATCTGCTGGCAATATCTTGGGTGATGTAGACCTGTCCGGTTACGATATGTTTAAGGACTACAACGAAGAATTTGCAAAGCAGATTGACGCTATCAAGCAGAAAATCAAAGATATGCTTCCTCTTATAGCGACTGTAGCAACCGCTCTTGCCGCTTGGAAGCTCACAAATCTTATTACGGATATTGTGGACGCTATCTCCAAAATGAACGCGCTTAAATCCATTGTTTTGGGGCTTGGCGTTTTTACGGTGGGTGTCGTTCTTGAGATTACAGGTATCAAAGACGCGATTGAAAATGGCGTAAATGGAAAGAATTTCGCCGAAATTGTTCTTGGCGCTTTGATTGGAACTACAGGGGCAGCCATTCTTGGTAAAGGCATTGCACAGTTTATTGTAACCGGTTTTGGCAGTTCTGCTGTCGGACAAGCGATTAAAACTGCTGGTGGCTCTACCGCTGGTGCAATTATCGGCGCAGCCGTTGGTGGAATTGTAACTGGCATTCCCATGTTCGTGACTGGCGTTTATGACGCTGTCAAGAATGGTCTGAATAAATTGAATGGCGTTTTAATTCCTCTTGGCTCTACTATGACTGGTGCTGGCATTGGTGCAATTATCGGCTCTCTTGGCGGCCCAATCGGTACGGGTATCGGCGCTTTGATTGGCCTGATTGTTGGTGCAATGACAGACGTTGGAATTGCCATCTATCAAAATTGGGATAAAATCACTTCTCAACTTGATAAAGTAAGCGCCGAATTTAAACAATGGTTCGTTGGTGTCGGCGAGTGGTGGAATGAAAAGTGGGAAGGCTTTAAGACCAATTTTCAGACCGCGTGGGAAAGCCTTCCCGGGTTTGTGCAGCATCCCATTCAAGCACTCGACCAAGCCAGCGCAGGGCTGAAGCAGTGGTTTGTAGGTGTTGGCGAGTGGTGGAATCAGAAATGGTCTGGATTCAAGACTAACTGGGATAAATCCTGGAACAGCCTTGTTGATACCATAAAAAATCTGCCACAAAAATTTCTTGACTATGGCAAGAATATCGTAGAAGGACTTATCAATGGTATCAATAACGGAGTCGAGACTGCCAAGAAAACTGTCGGCGGCCTTGCAAAAGCTATCATTGACAAGTTCACGACCGATACTGAAATTCACTCTCCGTCTAAGGTCTTTGAGCAGTTTGGCATTTACATCGACCAAGGCCTTGCAAATGGTATCACTGGCTCTCTCGGTTACGTCAACGATGCTATGAATAAACTCGTAGACGCCACCAAGGTCAAAGGCGAAGAGATGGCGAGCTATGGCATTGACTGCGGCACAAGCTACGTCAACGGAATCATTTCCGGACTGGATTCCAAGTGGTCTGAGCTTGACAACAACCTCAAGACCAACTTCTTCGGCACAGTGCAAACTTTCATTCAGGCCGCGCAGAGTGGCGACTGGAAAACGGTCGGCACTACTATTGCTGCCTCCATCTGGGGCGCTATGGGCGATGAGCAGCGTAAACGCGTCAAGTCCGTTGCAAGCGATTTGCTTGGCAGACTGAGCAAAGAATTGAAAAACCAAGCTTCTTCTCTGCTGAATACAGCCGCTACCATTGGCAAAAATCTGGTGAGCGCACTGACTCAGAATTTCGGAAAGGTTTCCTCTGAAACTCAGACGATGCTTTCTGGTATTACGCAGGCTTTCGGAAACGTGAAGTCTCCTCTCGCAACGGCTGCTAAAGCAATCAGCGCTGCGCTGTCTGGCGGCTTGCTCAGTTCTTTCCCGACAATTTTCGCTGGGTTTGCCGGGCTGGTAAGCACCATCGGAACCGCAGTGGCGGGAATGCTTTCTGCTGTGGGCGCCGCCCTCAGCGCTACGGTTTTTGGCATTCCCGCTGGAATCGTAGCCCTTGCTGCTGCCGCCGCCCTTGGTGTTGCAATCGCTGGAATCGTATCGAAACTTGGTGGTAGCCATTCTACCAGTAGTTACAGCGATACATCTCAGTATGTTGGAAGCTCTAGCTACAATTCCTCGACATCCAGCTCTTCCTATAGTGGCACTTATTCTGCCGCAAGTGGAAACTCCGAAGAGATGAGAGATGCTGTGTACAACGGCTGCTACAATGCATTCCTCGACATCTGGCAGCGGTATGGAGAGGAAATCTCTGATGGAAGAGATGTAAGAGTGTACCTTGATAGCAAGCAGCTCACCGCTTCTGTTGAAAAGACCCAGAAAGAACGTGGCGTGTCTATTATGGGTACCGAAGTTTATTCCTATTAAGAAAGGATGGTTCAGATGGCCAATATTCCTGCCCTGGTTACGGTGAATGGCGTAGAGCTGCCGGAACCATCCTCTTATGAGGGAACGACTAGTACTATCGTAGACTCTGGCCGAAATGTTCAGGGAAAGGTTGTTGGTTCTGTCGTGCGGCATGATGTGGCAAAGGTCTCCATGTCTTGGAACTACCTCACCGCACGGCAGTGGGCCGACATCTTGAGCCTTTTTACCACGAATTTTTACTGCACTGTTAAATTCTATAACCAAGCCACAGCTGGTTATACCACCCGTCAGATGTATGTCTCCGACCGCACCGGCGGAATGTGGCGTAGAGGGCCGAAAACCGGTGGCGTTATGGGATGGACAGGGTGCAAACTTTCTCTTGTGGAGGTATGACACATGGTTGAAGTCTCCGATAAGTGGAAAGAAAAATTTAACGAAACCCTTGTCCCGGAATCTTTTGTAGAGATTACCTGTGGAATTACTGAACCGGGTATCAACAAAAAGGCTACCATCGTCACGTCATCGGCAGCCCCGTTCTCCACCTTTCACAGTATTGCGCTTTCCAATAACGCTTCCATTTCGAGGTATTCCACAGGAGAGCTTAATCTCACTGTTCTTGACGGAAGTTGCGCCATTGTTCCTTCTTCCCCTCCGTATGGAACTACTGGTTTTTTGAGCGCCAAGATTTTTGACGATTCAAACCATCCTGTTATCCGGCTTGAGCTTCCGAGTGAGAGCAAGTCCTCGATTCCCGGAGTTTCAATTTGCTGGTCTACGGTATTTGAAGAATACGCTACAGATTTTTCGGTCAGCGCATATCTTGGGACTAACAGGTTAAAAACTGTGACCGTAAACGGAAACAAATCCGTCCGTTCTGATGTTGATGTAGAGCTTTCCGGGTTTGATGCCGTAGAGATTGAGGTGCTGAAGTGGTGTCTCCCTAACCGCCGAGTAAGGGTCGAACAAGTGAAAATCGGCAGGTATCTGGTGTTCGACAAGACTAAAATTTTGTCTTACAGCCATTCTTCAGCAAGAGACCCTATCTCCGGGCAGCTTTCTCAGGAGTCGATTTCCTTTAGTTTGGATAACAGCGACCGCACATGGGACTCCGTAAACCCTCAAGGGATTTACAAGTACATCTATGAGCGCCAGCCTGTCACTGTTCGTTATGGAATGGATGTTGACGGGAAGACCGAATGGGTGAGCGGAGGAATGTTCTTCCTGTCGGAGTGGAGCGTCCCCGCCAACAGCATTGAGGCGTCCTTTCAGGCGCGAGACGCTTTCCTGTATCTATCCAGCACGAAGTACACCGGAAGAAAATACGGCACACTATACCAGATGTGCTACGATGCGTTAGAACAGCTTGAGGCAGACGGAATCACAGCAGAAATCTCTGATGAACTGAAAGACTACTCTACGGACATCACGAGCGATGGGTCTGCTTATCACAATTCCGATATTTTGCAGCTTGCCGCCAATGCGGCCGGAATGGCTCTGTACCAGACTCGTGATGGCGTGATAAAGATTAACCGTGTGTACGGTTCTGTCGCCTCTGACTCGGTATTGGATATTCCGGTGCTGAACAATTATTCTTGGCCGGAAATCACCTTTGCTCAAAATATGCTCAACGTGGTGACCACCGTAGGTGGCGTTACCTACGCTTATCCCGAAAGCCCTTCGGGCAAAGGCGTGAGCCAGACGCTGAGCAATGTTATGCTCACAAAGGACATTCTTGCAAAATCCAGAAATGCCCTTACGGAGTCTTATGGAGTCCTTTCCAATCGTCGCAAGGCTTCTCTTACTTATCGGGCAAGCCCTATCGTTGACGCTCTTGATATGGTAAAGATTCACCATCAGTTCAATTACGATGCTGTTTTGCTGGTGACCAATGCAAAATACACCTTCAATGGGTGCTTCAAAGGCACTGTAGAGGGGTACATGATGGCAGATGCTCAGGCTTTGTCTCTTGACCATGTCAGCGAACAGCTTGACTGGGGTGATTCCGTTGTTCTTTCCGCTACCCTGTCCCCTGCTACCATTGATTCTCCCAAAATCAACTGGGCAGCTTCTCCCGAAGGAATTGTCTCTCTTCACGTTCTGACAAATGCAGAGGGAAAATCCACTTGTCAAGTCAAGTGGAACTCCCCGGGCAAGGCTGTTGTCACTGCCTTTGTGGGCAACGTCTCCGCGAAATGCTCTTTCATTACAACATCGTACAACCTGTTTGATGTTGCAGAGGGCGACACTGTTCTTATGGACGAGGGCGGCAACGTGGCTGAGTTCATTGTTGCGAAGCATGACTATGAGAGCGAGTTGAACGGAGCCGGACGAACTCTTCTGGTTCGAAAACACTACGCGGCTATCATGGCTTGGAATTCTACATGGTCTACTTATGCCAGCAGTGACGTGAGCAGTTGGCTTAACGGCGACTACTTCAACTCGTTCAGTTATGCTCAAAAGCAAGCTATCAATAAGACAACCATCTACTACACCCCGGGCTTCTCCGATTCTTACTGTAACTCTGGTAGCAGCAGGGTATCCACGATGGCCGAAAGTGTTTTCCTTCTTTCCAGCCATGAGTTTGGATACGACACGGAAGGTTCTGATGCCCCGAATTGGACGACTAGCAGCCCGAGTTATAAGCACAACGAGGGGACTCCCCTGCAAAATGCATCTGAAATCCTGAAGACAATGCTTGCATCCGATATAGAGGGTTCTGAGAGAGGGCGTTCCATTTGGACAAGAACTCCTTATCTGTACTCGCTTCAGATGCTCTATGATATTGCTGGCACAAGCTCAAGCGCCAACAAGTACTGGCGACCTCTGTTGGTCAGCAAACTTGTAAACGCATACGCCGTGTATGATTCTACGTTACAAGTGAATGGCAACGCAGAGACGATTTCTTATGCTACGAATGACGAGGGTCCTCGTAAATATGACAATGTCGTTCACCCCGCATTTACCGTTCCAAAGTCTCTTTCCATTGACGCTAAAGGCAAACTGATTTTTTAAGAGGTGATTGTATGGCAACATGGATTACAGACCGAACGCAGGCAGATGTAGACCGGGTAAAAGAGCTAACAGCCAAAGCCAGAACCGGCACATGGACAACGGCTGAACAGCAGGAGTGGGCCGCCGGTATGAAAGGAGCGCTCAGTTACACTGACTATGCACGAATCGAACAGGGCATGAAAGAGCTTGCTGACATTGTCGGAGTGAAACTTCCTATCGACCCGATTTCGGTCGTGACGGCGCTTAATACTTCCGGCGACATCCCCGCGTGGGACAATTATCCCGCCAAGTCCGAGTTCTTCATGCCGCTGACTGCTAAGAAAGCGGGCCTGCCGCTCCGCTCGCTGGGATTCCGCGTCAAGGGCTATATGCCGGGAAAAATGCGCACCGTCCTGCGCAAGTACGGCACCGAGACCGCCCTGGTAGACAAGTCCATCGACCTTGTCAAAGGCTATAACGATGTAGTGATGGACATGGACAGCATCGTGCTGGAAAAGGGCGTCGAATACCAGCTCTATTTCGCCGCAGCCAATAACTTCTATCCGCCCTCTGTCGAGCCATCTTGGGTCGTAGCAAACGACTACATCGACATTGCACACGGCAGCGCCTACTATGGCGATGACGCCAAAATGATTTTTTCTGGAACAATCACTTTCACCGGAACGTCTACTCCCGAATGGGGGCCGAACAGCTATCTTACTACAGAGGACGCCAATCGTTGGATAGCCAGCGTGAAAGCCATTCGTTCAAAATGCAGCGGAACAAGCTCTACTCCGGATGTGCCGAAATCTCTTTCTATGAAATTTGGCGTGATAAATCAGGTCGAAAAGATACTTTCTGACATCGAAAGTATAGCCAAAGATTACACGCTTTACTGCTCCGAGCCAATTTGTGGAGGTGAACCATACTATGCAGTTTATTGACCGAAAAGCAAAATACCCAGGCCGTTGGACTATGAAAAAGTCAGACGGTACATCAGAGGTTGTCACTCTTGTCCGGAACGATGAACCCATCGTGGAAGGCACTCCCCTGAACGCCAACACTCTTAACGAATTGGGTGGCACTGATACGACTCTCACTATCTCCGGCGCGGCGGCGGATGCGAAAACGACCGGAGATGCGGTTGGTCAGCTAAAAGAAGATTTAGATGAAACTCTTCAATATATACCTACTGTCGAAAGAGTCGAAAAAGGATATTATAATGCAACTAACGGAGCATTTACAAGTAGCGATGCGTTTAGAACAGTAAAAGTGCCTTGTAAAGCTGGTGATATGTTCAAAGTTACTGCCTATATTGGAAGCTCTTCTGTTATTGCTTTATGTGTATTCCTTGATGATAGTGGGAAATATGTGGATAAATATGGTTGGAGAGCAAATAAGAAATTTTCGGATGAAATAGTAATAGTGCCCAAGAACGAAAATATTTCATTTGCGTGTTTCCAGAACGGATACGGAGATAACATAGACTTTAGAGTTAGCAAATTTGGGTCAAATGGAAAATATATACCAAAATGTAAAGACAAATATTTTTCTATTATGGGCGATAGTATAAGTACATTTGAAGGGTATATTCCTAGCGGATATAATAATGCTTATAATGGTATCTATGGTGGTGTAACTGTTGTAGAAGATACGTGGTGGTATAAGACCATACTAGCTTTGCAAGGAAAACTAGGTGTATGCAACGCCGGGGGGAGTAGTACAGTTGCAGGAGACAGCAATTATAAAATGTCCAGTGATGCTAGGGCAAATAGACTGGGTTTTTTACTAAATGGTGTTTATACTCGACCGGATATAATCATTATCGAAGGTGGTATAAACGATTTTACAGAGTTCCCTGTTGGTACTTATGACTGCAAATCCCCTATCCCAACATATCCTTGTACTGACTTCAAGTCCGCATATGCCTGTATGCTCAATAAAATTAAAACGGAGTATCCATTAGCCGAAATTTACTGCTGCACTCTTTTTGTTGGCGGTAAAACCACATTCAGTTTTCCTATTACAAATAAATTTGGGGATAGTTTGGAAGATTACAATAACGCTATTCGAGACGTTGCCGCTTTGTTCGGCGCAAAAGTAATTGATTTTTCGACTTGTGGGCTGACGTATTATTCTAACAGCAAATATACAGCAAACGACGGACGACTATACGAGGACTTACACCCAAATGTTAACGGTATGTCTTTACTTGCCAACGAATGTATTAAAACAATCGAACCCGGTTGCAATGTTAGATTCAATTACAACTATAAATTGGACTAATTAAAGAGGGCTTTATCTAACCTTAAAAACAAAAAGGAGTCTCAAAATGCTGCACACCATCCTCAACTTCCTCGCTTCCCTCTTCTCTGCCCTCTCTCGAGCGGCAGATGCCTCTACCTCTGACCCGGTGTCCACCGTGGACACCCAGAGCGCTGCTCCTCCCGGCTGGGAGGGCGCACCACCCTACCGCTACATCGACGTGAGCCGGTATCAGGGCAAAATCACCCTTGACGGCTGGCGCAAGGTCAAAGCGGCAGGCTACAAAGGCGTCATGCTCAAGACGGTATCCACCAACCGCAAGCTCTCCAAGCGGGCAGACGGCCTGTACATCGACCCGACCTTTGAGACCAACTACCGCAACGCCCGGGCTGCTGGGCTGGACGCGGGCGTCTACTACTACACCTACGCCACCAGCGAAGCGATGGCGGATGCAGAGCTGGCCCTTGTGCGGGAAGCGGTACGCGGCAAAGAGCTCACCATGCCCGTGTGCGTGGACGTGGAGGAAAACAGGCTTAAAAAGCTCTCCACGCTTGACCTCACCAACGTGGTGGCGTATGCGCTGGAAAAGGTGGAAGCCATGGGCTTTTATGCCCAGCTGTACACCTACACCGGTTACAAGTATGAGCTAGACATGGCTCGGCTGTCCTCTCGGTGGGACGTCTGGTTGGCCGACTACACCGGCAAACCGCCTGCTGTTACCTTTAGGTACAACTCCCACCAGCACACCAGCAAAGGCAGCGTGCCTGGCATCTCCGGCGACGTAGACCTCAACGTCACCACCATCAACTACCCCAAAATCATCCGTAAGAAGGGCCTGACCCGTCTCCGGGAGGGTGCATGACCGAAAAAGAAGCTTTGCTGTGGGTGCTTGGCATCCTTGGCAGCCTGTGTGCTGCGGCCATCACCATTGACAAGGTGCTGGAAATCATCCACAAGTACATCAAAAAGGCTCAGGAGCCGGACAACGTGCAGAACAAGCGGCTGGATGAGATGGACAAGCGCATCGGCACCTTAGAGCAGGGCCAGCTCCAGCACACACAAGCCCTTGCCCGTGACCTGCGCCGCTTTGAAGAAATCGACGAGGTGAGCCGTCTGACCCTCGACGGGGTGCGCAATCTGCTGGACGCCCAACTCTCCGGCAACAACCGCGAGGGAATGCAGAAGAGCCGCACCGACATCGACAACTATCTGTTAAAAGGAGTGACCAATCATGGTAGCACTGGCAACTAAACTTTTTGACCTTATCCCCGCCCCTGTGGCCCTCGTGCTCATGCTGGGAGGCTTTATCTTTTACGCCATCGGCTGCGTCCGGCTGGGCTATGGCGCCGCCGTGAAGCCTCTGGTGCTTGACCTCATCGAGCGGGCAGAGCAGGAGATCCAGGGTACCAAGCGGGGCGCAGAGCGCAAGGCGTGGGTCGTCAAGATGCTTCGCGCCGCCCTGAGTACCAGCAAATACGGCAGGCTCATCAGCTGGGCAATCACCGACGAGACTATCGGCACCGTTATTCAGTTTTTCTTTGACCGCGCCCGGGCGGCGCTGGAAAAGCAGTAAGGAGATTATTATGGCAAGCACTACATACCACCATCTCGGTGACGTCACCGAGATGTACGCCGCACAAGAGCAATTTCGGCACGTCACGAAAATGGTCTGCGCACGTCTTCGTGGCCTCACGAAAACATACCATTTTGCCGTGCTTGGCAATATGGTACGTAACGCCGGACAGCTGCCGCAGCCTTTTTGGCTCGGTGCTGCCTGTGGCGGCGGCTCGCGTAGTGCTGCCCGCTGCGCTGCAAGGACTTGACCGACAGCAGATGACCGCCGCCATTAAAAACGCACCGCTTGGGAGGGTAGACCGTAAGATAGCCTTACTGCGGTACGTGGAGCGGCTCCCGCTGCCGGACATTGCAGCACAGACACATTACAGCCGGACGGCGATAGGCTACCGACTGAAAAGCATTGAAAAAATGCTGAATATGTGATATAATATTTTTACGATCTGAGTGTATGTAGGACGCATGTTTAAGGCTGATTCTACAAACGCAACAAAGCGGCAGGCTATTCCAGAGTCTGCCGCTTTTCTTTTTGCACGATTTGTGGTATATTATACATAATAGAACCCGCCGAGCCTCTTAACAATGCGTATCATGGTGGGTCATTCAAGAGCTAACTCCGTGCTCAACGGAGAATTAAAAAAGCAGTCGCCAGATTCGGCGCTGAACAGTCTCCCGCCCGCCTACTTGCAGTGCGTACCATGCGGGAGACGCAATTTTGCCACTTCGGTGGCAGGGCGATTACTCGCTCACTTATAATCCATCAGCTTTTAGGCTGGTGGATTTTGTTTTATTCTTACTAGTTTTGTCGAAAGCATTGCCATATATTGGATGATGTGATATCTTAGCATTGCACTCCAATGTGTGTATCCTTACAGTTAAGCGCTCATGCGGATTTTTCCGTGTGGGCGCTTTTCTTTTTTTGTCATTCGTTGTACCTTCGTTGTCTCTCGCTTTCTGCCAGTGCAGTACACTGGGTGCAATAGGAGGGATGAACTATGAGCTATTATCCGGCACCCGGGGCGCCCTACGTTCCGCAGCAGCCTGTCAATCCTTACGGCGGTATAAGCACGGTAGGCCTTGCCACTCACCTGCCCAACACGCAGATGCAACAGACACAACCGCAGCGTCCGCAGCCGATGAATGGGCAGCAGCCTGTTCAACAGTCGGTACAGGACGGCGGTTGGCTGCTGGGCAGACCTGTTTCCAGCAGGGAGGAATTTTTGGCAATACCGTCTGACCTATACGGCAGACCGACCTACTGCCCGGACTTGCGCAGCGGTGTGATCTACTGCAAGCGGCTCAACCCGGACACCTGCGAATCCTATGTGCAGGAGTTTTACAGCCCGGAAGCGTGGCGGCAGATACAAGCGCAACAGGCACAGCAGACCGCTGCACCGACACAGCAGTATGTGCCTATTGAGCAGTACAACGCCCTTGTACATCGGCTGGATGAATTGGAAAAGTGGCAGAAGAGCTTTTCAAAGCCCGCTGCCGCTGCGAAGAAAGGAGAATAACAATGTCCTCTCCGTTTGATGTGATTACTCACAGCCCTATCATGCAGCTTGCGAACCTTGCCCGTGCCGGACAGAACCCGATGGGGCTTATCCAGCAGTTGAGCGGGCAAAATGCTCCTATCATGCAAGGCTTGAACCTGATTCAGGGTAAAAACGAAGCACAGCTCCGAACGATGGCGCAGAACCTCGCCAAAGAGCGGGGCATTGACCTGAACCAACTGGCAAGCGTTCTGAATTTGACGCTGCCCCGGTAAAACATCCCTCTAAGCGAAACGCTTCTCAGTTTTGCGGACTTGATAAAAACCGCTTTTGTTTGGCTTCGCCCATCGCACACGGCGGTGGGATAGCATAACGCAAAACTGAAAGGAGTTTTGTTATGGACGATTTTGCAACTGGCTATCTGGCTGGGCAGGACGGCGGTAATAACAACGGCGGATTTTTCGGCAACGAAGGTCTGTGGGCGGTTATTATCCTCGCCATCATCTTCGGCTGGGGCACAAACGGCTACGGTCGAAACGGTGGTGACAACGGCATGAACAGCTACATCCCCTATCTGGTGGGCACCGGCGCAACTGGTCAGGGCGGCGCAGATACTCGTGCGGCTCTGTCTGAGGGCTTCTACCAGCAGGACACTTCTCGTTCTCTGGCTGGTATCCAGAGCGGTATCTGCTCTCTGGGCTATGACCAGCTCGCACAGATGAACACTCTCAACGCTTCCGTTGCGGGTGGCTTTGCTGGTACTAATCAGGCGATCTGTCAGCTCGGCTACCAGAACGCACAGCTTGTGAACGGTCTGGAACGCAGTGTGTCCAACGGCGACAACGCCATCAGCCTTGCCATCATGCAGGAGGGCAACGCACGTCAGGCGGGTCAGACCGCTATCCAGACGCAGCTTGCATCTTGCTGCTGCGAGAACAAGCAGCTGATTGGCGACCTGAAGTATACCATTGCACAGCAGGATTGCGCTACCCGTCAGGCTATCGCAGACAACGCCCGCGCCATCGTGGACAACTGCAACGCCAACTTCCGCAGCATGATGGACTACTTCACGCAGGATAAGATTGCCACTCTGACCGCTGAGAACCAGAGCCTGAAGTTCGCCGCTTCTCAGGATCGTCAGAATGCGCTTCTGACCACCGTGATGTCCCAGCAGACCGATACGATCCTGAACCGGGTCAATCCTCGTCCGATTCCCGCTTATCAGGTGGCAAACCCTAACGTTGGCGTGAACTGCTGCGGCTGCTGCTAACCTACACACTCCCCGATAACACCGGGTGAACCATCGGGGCAGGGGTAAGACACCTCTGCCCCTGATTTTTTAGGAGGAAAACATTATGGCTTGCAAAACAAGCTGCAAACTCTGCCCGCACTTGGTCATCAGTCAGGCAGTCACGTTTGCCGACGATACTCTGACCATCAACATCCCTGCTGGCGCATACCAGAACGGAGAAAAGTATTGTATCGTGGTTGCTCAGAGCTTGCCGGACACGACCACCATCAACGCACCTGTTGTCATTACCATAGGTGCAGGCACGACCGCATACCCTCTGACCGACTGCAACTGCGCTCAGGCAACCGCCGAGAGCATCCACACCCGCACCCGCTACGCTACCCGTGTGGCGACGTCTGCAACCGGCACAGGCACGTTTAAGTATCTTGGCTGCTTCTGCCGTTCCCACGCTAGTGCGCCTGCGTCCATTTCTTGAGGAGGTATAGATTATGGGCAAGACTAATTTTCGCCGCATGATGATGCTCCGCGACCACGAAAAAGACCGTGAGCCGGAACGTGACCGCCTTGAGGAAGAGCGTGACCGCAGGGAGCGTGAGTTGGAACGCCGTCTGCGCAAGCTGGAAGATGGCAATGACCGCTATCCTTACCATCCGCAGGAGGAGAACCGCTACATTGACCCCTACCCTATCCCCCGCTACCCTGACGTAGAGTATGGGCGCAAGATGCCGCAAATCGGCTTCTCGCAGAACGGCGACTGGGACAAGCGGTCTGGCCAGTACGAACGTGGCGGTGCAGACAGCCGCTCCATCAAGATGCCACGCCAGCACCTCACCCACGATGAAGCGGAGGAATGGTGCGACAGCATGGTGAACGCTGACGGCACGAAGGGCTGTCACTGGACGCTGGAACAGACACAGGACGTTGCGAAACAGCGCAATATCACCTGTGACCCGAACGATTTCTGGGCTGTCATGAACATGATGTACTCGGATTATTGTCAGGTCGCAAAGCGCCAGTCCGTTGACACTCCGGGCTTCTACGCTGACATGGCAAAGGCGTTCCTTGAGGACGCAGATGCCGCAGATGGCAAGGCATATCTCTACTGGGATTGCATTGCTGATAAGTAAAACAGAGCCCCTGTGTAGCCGTTAAAAACTACACAGGGACTCTTTCTATACATTATAACCAAACGCTTTCATTATTTTTTCTTGAAGTTTCTTTGCTTTTTCTTTTGCTTCAGCTTCTTTTTCTTCTGGCGTTTGATTGTCTAATGGGAATCTTGGCCTTTTGGGAAGTTGTGCCGGTTTCGGCAAATTCGCCCAGTGCGTTACAATATCATGTTTTGGTATTATTTCCCCTTCTTCCGTATACACGCTGTCGAACCATCCGTTTCTGATAAAGTATGCGGCATTTACGTAACTTTCCCCTGTATGCCCATCCTCAACAGAAATAATATATTTCTCGTCAGTTTGTTCTGGTGGGAGCCCTTCTTTCTTGATAGAGTGCCAAATTATACATCCCGTTTCAACATAATTGACATTTGTATAATCTCGCCGTTCTTTAGCCCATTCTTCATACGCCAATGAATCTGTTTCGCTAGAGTGTTCTACTTCCATCATATTCTTCCTTTCTCCCCTGTGCGGTCGTTGCGGCTACACAGGGGTTCTGCTATTTTAACTTTAGAGCTTAGTTTTTATCTGTTAAGCAGTTCTTTAATGTAAAGCGTCTCAAAATTTTTCAGATTAGGATGTTCGTTTTGAGCCATCTTTCCTGCCTGCTCTGTAACACTCAAAATACTTTCAAAATCATCATCTACATCAACAACATAGCACATACACTCATGGTCGTGCTTATCGCTCCAACCTTCAAAAAGAACAACAAACTTTTTCATATTGTCAATCCTCCAAAAAATCCTCTTGATTCAGAACTTGATTTACAATTCGTTCTGTACATTCTTTGATAACAGTAGATGCGGGGACGTGATCTTCATAAGCTATGTTTTCATATTGTGCTCCCGCATATTCAAAGAACCTTTTGGAAAGTGCTTCTGCATCCGCACGGCACAACGTCTTTAATTCGTATTGCAACGGAAATCTTCTTGCAAGTGCAGGGTCAAGCCTATCAAATCGGTTTGTCGTTCCGATAATGATGACATTGTTCGGCAATCTATCCATTTCCTGCATAATCGAAATAACCACACGGTTCATTTCCCCAACGTCATCTTTTTGCCCACGAGCCATTCCGACCGCATCTATTTCATCAAAACAAAGAACGCAAGGAGCAGTTCTCACATAATCAAAAATTCTTGCAAGGTTAGATTGTGTTTGTCCTAAGTGCGAATCAACTAGATTTGAAAATTGAATCCTCAAAAACGGAAGTTTTGCTTTATGTGCGATATACCTAGCCAGCATGGTTTTTCCACATCCGCTTTGCCCATAAAGCATCAATGCCGGCAAATAAGGGATGCCTATTTCATTCAATTTTTCAGAGGCTCGATAAATGGCAACAATTTTCTGCGTTATATTTTTTTCTTCGTTCCTAAGAAGGAATCTTGCTTCTGGAAATTCTTCTGTATCCTCTGCAATCAAAAGATGCTGTAAGTTATATGGCAATTCAATAAATTCTCTTTTGCTTTCCAACTTGCGAAGCATATTTTCTTTGAACTGCCCATCTTTTTTGGATGATATGGAATTCAAAATGATTTTAACAGCTTTTTGCGCGTTTCGCATATCACCATCGCAAACAAATCGAATAAGGTGTCGTTCACTATCATTCATCTAAGAAATCCTCCAATTCAATCTTCCCATCTGCCGCAGCAGCAGCTAGAGCGTACACATACTGTCCGATGGTCATTCCGTGCCGTCTGGCTTCACGGTTGATGTACTTGCGTTCTTCCTCGCTCATAAGGATGGTAATGCGTTTAGAGCGCTTGCCGTCACCGCTTGCAACTCCCTGATGCGATTCCGGCATCGGGATTTTTTTCTTTGTCAAACCAGCTTCAGCCAGCGCGCCGGGAACATCGCCCCGTTCAATCAAACGCTGCACTTCTTTTGCCTGTTTCAGTTTCTTCGGCTTACTTTCGCCTAACATGGCATCATTTGGCTGTCCTTCGCTGTCTTTGGCTCGCTTCGGCTTAATACTGCTTAATTCTGCTTCACTTGGCTGTGTATGGCTGTCTGTGGCATCACTAGGCTTAATCGGTGTTTTTTCGGCATTATTCGGCTTTGTTTGGCTTACTTCTTCTTCCTTTGGCTCACTTTGGCTTAATACTGATTCCGAAAAAATAGGTTGAAAATCAAAACCGCCAAGCAGACCTGAGGATTTTTTGCTGGTTGACTTCATTTTTCTTTCTCCTTCTTACCGCCTATTCCTAGAACTTTAAGAACTTCTTCCGGGATTCCGCTTGCGGAATTGATTTTTTCTACAATTTCCATCAATTCATCTTTATTCAACTGAACAGTCGCTATGTTTTCTTTGCAAGGTGCTTTCGGTGTTTCCGTCCAGTATTCTACATCATCGAGCGTATGCAAGTCATTTTTAACATCCCGCCATTGATACTCATTAGTATGCACGTTGTAAATACATATCGCTGTAAGGTAATACCCGCCTTTCGTATATACCAAAAAAAAGGTTGTTCCATTGTTTGAATGGTACGAACTATGTTTTGGCGGGTCATACTTCGCGCTATGCCATATCTTGTTACTCATTTTGTATCCCCCTCTACAATCATCTTTGCCAACGCCTTGAAATCCTCTGCGCTGGTGCTCTTTGCCGTGTCACCGCTAAACAGGCTGTGCCGCTCTGCTTGCGCCTTACGAACGCCCATAGACGGTCTAATCTTTACGCCCAAAAGCCTCGTTCCCATGCTTTCTGCAATCACAGGAAGCTGCTCTACAACCTCTTTGGACAGGTTCTCACGGCTCTTGTACTGGTTCAGAAGCAGACCTTCAATCTTCAGGGTCGGGTTGAAGTATCTGCGAACGTCTCCAATGGTCTGCGAAAGCTGGCTCAAACCAGCCAGTGCGTATCGATCTGCTGTAATGGGTACGATAATGCTGTTGGCGGCGATCAGCGCGTTCACAAGCGCAAGACCGAGCTGCGGGGGAGTGTCCAAAACGATGTAATCGTACTGTGCAGACACGGATTCCAGTGCTTCACGCAACCGGAAGTTCTTACCAATGTCCCGGACAAGCTGCTCGTCAATGTCCTTCAATGCGTTGTCTGACGGCAGAATGTCACCGGCTTCGCAGTGCTGGATTCCTTCTTCTACTGTACCCTGCCGTGTCATTACATCGAACAGGGTGCACACGTCCTCTGTCTGTGCGCCGTATGTGTCCGTTGCGTTGCACTGGGCATCGCAGTCCACCAGCAGAACTTTCTTGCCAAGCAACTGTAACGCGCCAGCCAGACAAGTACTTGTGGTAGTCTTTCCTGTGCCGCCCTTCTGGTTGGCGACAGCTATGATTTTTGCCATTTTTATTCTCCCCAGTCTACATAGTAACCGTTGTATGCGAATCCTTTCGCTGCAATTCCAGCTTCGATTAAGGCTTTCCCGGCTTCAATTGCTTCGTCAGGCGTTAGTTCGCTATAACTTCTTTGCGGCAAAACCCTTACAGAAGCCTGATTTCCATGATGATTGAACCGAAACTGATAATCAAACTTCTTTTCAAGGTCAAGTTCTGCTTTATTCAGAACGGAGTAGGGAACTTTTGCCATTTTATCACTCTTTCTTTATTCTTTCACTGGTTCTGGCATCGGCATCCAATGGGTGAATTTCTGATATTTTGTCCTCCACCAACATTTCCCATTCCATTGAGCCGTAATCGTATGCGTTCCACAGAAATAAGGCCCATTAGAAACGCAAGACACAAGATACGTTCCCGGTTCTTCTGGTAGCCTGTCTTTCATACTAATCCATTCCATTCTTTCTCCTTTCTGCATCATCTGCTCAATGTGCTGCATCTGACTACTTCAAGAAGCTATCATCAAACGTAGCATAATCGTCAAGGTCTGCTTCTTTCAAAATTGAGTACATATAAGCGCCGGGGTCTTTTTCAATTCTATCAAGTCGCTCACTGACAAGAATCCTGTATGCATTCTCAATGATGTTCACAACAGCTTCTTTTTTCTTGTTAGGCTTGATGTTCGGATACTTCTCCGGCAATCTCTTTGCCACCAGCTTTGCGGTCAAGATACACTGGCTTTTAGACATCTCCGGCGCAATAGATGCCCAATCCACATTCTCGTATGCGCCACTGCGGGGCTTTCTGGCAGGTCGTTGGCTCTTTGGAACATCTTTTAACTCTACGCTTTCAACCTCGTTAGCTTCCACGTCTATGACTGGCTCATTAGACTTGAAAGCTACATTGAACTTCACAGCAACCGCATTGCGACCTCTCATGACTTTGTCATATTCAACGCACAGGTCTGATACTTCGTTTATTTCAGCTACCGCAATATCAATGACACGCCGCCTAAGATGCTTGAACTCTTGATAGCTAGGTTCTCTTGCGCCAAGCTGTTCCCTTAATCTATCCAACGTAATTTCGGGCTGGCTCACGCCACGTCCGATGAACTCTCTGAGAATTGAATACAGCAAAATGCTATACTGAGATTTCATATTCGCTGTGTAGCGCAAGCGATACTTGACATATCCACGCTCTGCAATGTCGAAGAAAACAGGTTGTAGAAGTGGGTTACAGCACAACGACACAGTAATGTTCATCAAACTAGGTTCAAAATTTACAGTTGCTCTGCTGAACAGGGGATACAGGTCAAACGAGCCTGAACCGTCACCTCTAGGAACTTCAACAGAGTTGTCGATGAAATGCTTAACCTGTGCTTTCAAATTCCTAGAGTTGATTTTTAACCCTAAAAATTCGCAATATTCTTGTAACGTAAACTGAACCGTTGAAGTTTCGGGGTCTCTCGGATTGATACGGCTAAGATACACTTCAAGCAACCGAAGCTCTCCTGCTGTATAATCAGTGAACTTTGCCCAAACAAGCTGTCGGCTCTTTTCAACCAAGTTCCCGCCTTTAATATCAGACAATCTTATCACGCCTCCTCTCGTATAAGAGTATATCACAAACAGGTGTACAAATCAATAGCAAGTGTACACCTGTTTCCACTTCTTGTACACCTAACTGTCCACATTTCGTACCCCTATATCCACAATCTGTACACCTATATCCATTTTTTGTACACCTCTTTACATTATATAAAACAAGACTATTAACAAGATTATAAAATAACTTCTACTAATAGCAGAAGAAGAAAATTTTCCACAAAATCTTTTCTTTCTCTCTTGAAAAGTGAAAAACACAAAGCGAATACTGCTAAATAAACAGATGCTTAACATCCGAAAGGTTGAAACGCTTAACGGTTAGATTTACCTAACGTGTACAAAAAGTGGATAAAAAACTTTTGAGCCGGTGTTATGGGGGACGGATTGACGAGCCGATTAAATGCAAGCTACATATTATCGCTACTACGTTATTTATTCCGTGCAAATACTGTCGATTCATAGACCATGGGGGACGGAATGACAAGGTGAATTTTCCCGATAGGTGTACAAAAAGTGGACAAAATGTCCTTTAAAAACTGCGATAATTCGACAATCAGCGCAAAATGTTTTCTTCGTTGATGGTATAAGAATCGTTTCGCTTCATGGCCGCAGCTTCCCCACTGTCCTGTGCCTGATACAAAATCTGCATATTGGGCTGTGTTCCGTCTGGATCTGGGTCGGTTTTGGTGGCCTGTGCCATTTCATAATGACCTGTGACGGTGCGGCAGACGGATACACGATCACGCAAAGTCGTGTGAAGGTTGGCTACCATTTCGCACAGAACGGCAAGGTAATCTGAGCCGTGATTGCCATAGATCAGATAGCACAGTAGATCAATTTCTTGCGGATGGGCTTCTTTGATATGCTCTATCAGTGCATCCCTCTTTCTCTCGGTGCTAGCATCGCCAGCCAGACTTTCCAATAATCCAGGATGCAAACAAGTGTCTATGTACGGCTTGGCCGCAACACCGCAGCACACAAACCATTTTATGATAGTAGAAGCATCTGGGGTCATTGTCCCTTGCTCATAACGAAAAATGGATGTCCGCCCTACACCCATTTTGTCCGCAAGCTTCTGCTGGCTAAGTCCAGATTCTGCTCTTGCCATCTCTAACACTTTTGCCACTCGTATCCTATAATCATCCATAAATACCCCTCTTTCGACAAAATGACACAAAAGCAAAGAAATTAAACTGATATATTGTTCAAAATGTGAAACAATAATTGAAAAAAGTCGCTGTTCCATTGAAACAGCGAGATGTGGTATAACTGTATTGTCAAAAAATTCCAAATAGAAAGGAAACACAAAATGAAAGAAACTGTAATCTGGAACCATGAACGTATGCCGATCATCGATGGAATGCCCGCTAGCGTTACCGATGGGCAGCCACACACACCTGAACCATGGGAGGAAAGCTAATGAACCGAACTGTAGATGCTCTGATTGTCCCATACGCCCGCAGACGGACGCTGGAGCTTGTCCTGAGCCTTTCTGGGTACGAAGCTGATAAAGATGCTTACCTCGAAGCAAAAGGCATCCTGGAACGTGCCGTAGCCGCCTTAGACGATGGACGCGACCCGGCAGATAACATCGAACGCATTGACGGAAAGCTTGTGGAACTGTGAAAGGAGAAGAAGATGGACTTTACGAACGGATTCTATAAAACCGAAAACCCTGTTATTCTTGAAGAAGTAAAAACCTTCCTCCAGTCAATGGAACGGCGTGGAGCAACCGTGAAGGACTTAGACGATGCCATTGTGCAGCTAAACAATGTTTCGCACAGCATCAGCACAAACGCTCTCGTCAAAGCAGATGTGCTGGACGATTTACCGGATAACCCCTTTCGTTCCATGCTCAACGGAATGTTACAAAGCAAAGGGTAACTTAAACTTAATGTGGCTCTTAATCATTGTCATTGCGATTTTTGGCTTCCCTGATACAAAGTAATGGATGCGAAGAAAACATTCGACTTTTACGAAGTTGTTAAAAATACATTGACTTTACAACTAGAAGATGTATAATCGTATCAAATGAACATTCATTTTTACTGATCGGGAGGATATGCCACAATGAGTGAACAGGAAAGAGCCAAGATTGACCGATTTATTGCATGGCTGCTGGAACATCCTGAAAAGATTCCGGCAGCGGAGCAAGCCCTAGACCTGGAATAATAGAAAACCCCTTGGGCAGAGCTACACCAGCCCGGCACAAGGGGTTTTTATTTTACCGGGTCAGAACCGTTTCCTCACATCTTCTCGATCAGGTTCATCAGCGCTTCACGCTGTTCTTTCGGCATAGATTCAAGCTTTTTTCTAATCCGCTCCACTGCTGCATCGACTTCACTTTGCGGCTGCTGGGGCGGATTCTCTTTTTGGTCGCCAGTGAGAAGGTAGTCTACAGTAACGCCAAAGTACTGCGCCAATTTAACTGCATTCTGATTGGTCGGCTTTGCATCGTTTCCGGAACTTGCTTCTGTTCTCCAATAACTATAAGCGGATTTTGGGACACCAGCATCGGTTAAAGCACGAGACGGCCTTACTCCCTTTTCTTCGCATAGTTTTACGAAATTGTCAAAAAACACAAAACTTACCTCCAGTGCTTGTACAAGATGACAAAGTTCTACCACTTGAACAAAAACACTTGAAAAGTTCTACTACTTGTGCTTTAATAAAGATACCGAGTTCAATCGGCAGAACAAATTAAAGGCTTTGAACAAATAGAAGAACGTTCGATAATGTTTTTGCTTGACACCATAATATTATCATATTCTTTCAAAAAGTTCAAGTATTAGAACAAGAAAGGAGAAAAAATTTGCTTCCTAAGTGGACAGGCGATGTTGTAGGAACGCTTCATGTTCACAATATCGAAATCAGAGAGCTTGCTGCAAAAATGGGATGCGCACCGGAATACTTGGGGAAAATCCTGAACGGTAAGCGTGAGCCTAAAAATGCGGAAGCTAAGGTGAAAGAAGCTCTGGCTGAGCTTGTAAAGGAAAGAGAGGAAAAATGAGAGAAATCGTGCTATCCATGCAAAGCGGCGAACCGGTAGCGTCTAGCCGTCAGGTTGCCGAGAACTTCGGAAAGGAACACAAGGACACTTTGGAGAGTATCCGGCAGATTTTGGCGGCGGAAAATTCCGCCACCAAATCCATGTTCTACGAAACCACGTTTGAGAACAGGGGCAAGCAGTACCCCATGTACCTGATGAACCGTGACGGTTTCACCCTGCTGGCTATGGGCTTTACCGGCAAGGCGGCTCTTGAGTGGAAGCTCAAGTACATTGCAGCGTTCAACGAGATGGAGAAGAAGCTGGCTGAACAGCCGCAGCTCACACGCTCGCAACTCCTTGCAACTGCACTGATCGCAGCACACGAAGAACTGGAAGAAAAGGACAAACGGATTGCAGAGCTGACACCGGATGCAGAGTTTGCCAGGGCCGTGTGTATTGCAGACAACTGCCGGACAGCCACCAGCATCGCAAAGGACTACGGTTTGACTGCTGAAAAGCTGAACAAGCTGCTTTACAGCCAGAGAGTCCAGTACAAAGACAGCGATGGTCAGTGGGTGCTGTATAAACCCTATCAGGGTAAGGGCTACACCAAGAACCGTAAAGGCAAGGCCATTCAGCGCTCTAACGGTAAGACTTACATTCCAAATACAACAGTCTGGACGGTCGAGGGCGAAAAACTCATCCATGAGCAGCTCAAGAAGCTGGGCATCACGCCGAGAATCGAGACCAGGGCTGTTGTAGAACAGCAGGATTTCGGTGGATGGGAGGGCTGAACATGGAACAGATTATCACCTTAAAGGTTGACCTTGAATACCCGGAAGAAGCCAAGTTTGCCATTGACGCCGCGGCTAAGACCTACTCGGATTTCAAGCGTGAGCAGGCGACAAGGCGCTTTGTAGAAAATGGTTGTACGCCGGAAGATGCAAAGAAAATCGCAAAGTTCATCCAGTTTCTTGACCAGTGTTTTTCTGAACACAATGAAAGAGCCTTAAGAAAGGCAAGTGAAGTGGATGGAAATTAAATACTGTGAGCGGTGCGGCTGTCTTCTTGGCAAAGTTCTCAAAACCAAACGGTATTGCAAAGAATGTGCAATGTTGGTTAAAAAGGAAAACCAGGCAGCGCGACGCGCTCCATATGGCGTCGTTCCGTGCGAATGGTGCAAAAAGCCGATGCGTAAAGTATACGAACATCAAAAGTACCACCAGAAATGCGCGAACGCTGTAAAACGAAAACAGATCGCAGACTGGTGGAAAGAACACCCGGATTACATCAAAACACCTTCTCGTAAAGCCAGACCGGAAGGGAACCAGACGGAAGAAAAGCCTAAGCCGAAGTACACCATCAAACAGATGAACGATAAAGCAAAAATGCTTGGAATGAGCTACGGCCATTACAGCACTTTACTTGCGCAGGGAAAGGTGAAGGCCCCTGATGAACGGTAAATACTACGGCCAGCGAGAAATTCGCTGGCACAGCCGGGAAAAAGACCGGCTGGAACGCATCCAACGTAAGCAAAGGATGGCAAACGATGAAGAAAGCAATAAGCAACTTCAACAAAAGCAGTCCGTGGCAGAATCGCTGGCAAGAGCGTGAGCCTTTAAGACTGGAACATATTGAGAAAGAAAGAGTGAACAAAAATGAAAAAAATAAAAGTCAGAATCACATTCATCGAAGCGGTTCTCGGCACATGGCCTAGCAACCAGAACATTGCACGCGAGTTTATCGCCAGCAAGTCCCCGGACGCAAACACCATCGAGGACGAGGTGGCAGCTCTGGGCGCTGATGCAGTAGCAGACAAGGGCATGACTGTGTTTCCTCGCAACGAAAACGGCGAGCCTATCTTGTATGACTACCAGATCAAGGGCTTCTTCAAGGATTCTTGCGGTATGCTTTCCCGCATCGGCGGCAAGACCGAAACCGGAAAGAAGAAAGCCGTGAATGAATCCGGCAAGCTCACCGCATACAAGAAAGTCATTGACGGTCTTATTTTCGTGTCTCCCCGGATGATTCCAATTTATGTGAACGGCGAGATTACCGAGTGCCAGCGCCCACTCCGCGCACAGACAGCGCAAGGCGAGCGCGTCAGTCTTGCCAACAGCGAGCAGATTCCCGCTGGTTCGACCTGCGAGTTTGAAATCGTTCTTCTGGACGATTCTCATGAGAAGGTCGTGCGTGAGTGGCTGGACTACGGTGCTCTGCGTGGCATCGGCCAGTGGCGCAACAGTGGCAAGGGGCGATATACCTACGAAATCCTCAATTAACCGCTATGGCGGGGTAGGGCTGTGCTGCACTCGGCGTGGAACTGCAACGGCATAGTGACGATTGGCTCAGAAATGCTAAGGCAATGCCTGGAGACGAAGCGACTTGAGCGGCAACGGCGATGCGCTGATTTGACGAGACCTGCAAAGGCATGGCACAGCAATGCTCAGACGAGCAATGGAATGGCAAGGAAAAGCTTGGAAAAGCAAAGGCTATGGATGCAAGGCGTAGCTTTGATAAGCAAAGGCGAAGCGATGCAAAGCGAGGCAATGGCAAAGAATAGAAACGATAGGCTAAGGCATTGAGTAGCTAGGAGCAGAACAGCAACGGCAAAAACGAAAGGAGACAAAATGAAAGCATTTATTGAAGTTGCCCTGATGTGGGGCATAGCGCTGGCGGTGGTTTTGGCAGTATTCCTGCTGAACTTCTGGATGGTGCATCACATCGGAATTTTGGTGGGTGCATCAGCTGCCCGTGGAATCATCACGGTATCTGTGGCGATGGCTACGGCATGGATACTGAGTTTTGGAGGTAATAAGAGTGAAAAGCCTGAAAGCTAATGTCCTTTGCACGCTTGGAATCGCGTTAGCAATCTTTTCGGTAGGATGCGGCGATGCAATCCAAAAAAGTCAGAGCACAGTAGCAATGTTTGGATACGTTTTCCTTTCGTGCAGCTTCCTCGCCGCAGCACTCGTCTTGTGTGCCATTGGGGTCAGCTCTGAAAATGAACGCATTGAACAGGAAAATCGCAAAGTAAAACGCATTCCTCACCACACCAACGAGTGGAGGGATGCACGATGAAATGCCCGATGTGCGGTAGTGACAACATCACAACGGTTGATAGCCGGTCTGACCACGATAGCATCATTCGCCGAAAGAAGTGCATTTCCTGTAACCATCGGTGGTCTACCATCGAAATCGACAAAGACCAGTGGTACAGCGCACTGCAAATCAAAGAGAGACGCAAGAGAGGGAGACCAAAAGATGATTAACCTTGACAGATTCGGTGGTGTGACCGAACCGGAGGACGGCGTGTATTTCCTAACCCGTGAGCAGGAAGCAGAAGCCAAAGAAGCTGACCGGCTGGCAGCGATTGAGGACTTGCAGTCTGAGATTGAGGACAGGGAAGCAGAGCTGAAAGACCTCCGTGCGCAGTTGGCAGAACTGATGGCTGGTTGATTTTATACAGCCAAGTTAAGCCGAAGTAAGAATAATGAAGCCTAATGAAGCCGAAGAAAGGAAACGTATGGATAACAGCAAAATCCATGAAGCTCTGATGGCTGTTCAATCAGAGTTGAAAGCCCCGAAGGGGCAGATGAACACATTTGGTGGTTACAAGTATCGCTCTTGTGAGGACATTTTGGAAGCAGTCAAGCCAATTTTGAAAGAACACGGTTTGCTTCTTACCCTTTCTGATGAACCTAAAGTGTTAGAGGGGTGGCATTACATCGAAGCGACCGCAAAGGTGGAAACTCTGGATGGTGGATGCGTAACTGTTACTGCTTACGCAAGAGAACCGGAGCAAAAAACCAAGATGGATGCAGCGCAGGTGACTGGAACGTCTAGCAGCTACGCTAGAAAGTACGCTCTGAATGGTCTGTTCTGCATTGACGATACGAAGGACGCTGACACGGACGAGTACCAGAAGCAGACCACAAGCAGGGCAAACAAGCCTGTCCAAAAGCAAGCGGGAGCAGAAAATATTCCTCCGTGCGCTTGTTGTGGAAAACAGTTGCAGCCTGTCCAGTACAACAATCGAACTGTATCACCGCTGGAAACTGCAAGAAGCACAAAGAAACGCTTTGGGCGTGTCCTGTGTTGGGACTGTGCTCAGAAACAGCCGAAGGAGGGCTAAACAATGCTTAACTCTATCGCAATTCAGGGGCGTCTGGTTCACACGCCTGAAGCTAAGGTCACGAAGTCTGGCAAGGATGTTTGCACGTTCAGCATTGCTTGTGACCGTCAGAGCGGCGGTCAGAAGGAAACCGACTTCTTCAACTGCACCGCATTTGGTAATACGGCACTGTTCGTTTCCAAGTGGTTCCAGAAGGGCAGCCTAATTCTGGTGACTGGCAGCATCCAGACCCGGAAGTATACCGACAAGCAGGGGAACAACCGCACCGCAACGGAAATCATGGCAAACAAGGTTGATTTCTGCGGTGGCAAGTCTGACAGCAAGCCCGCCGATCGAGCGCAGGATGCACCACAGAACTACTCTCAGGGCAACACGGATGACTTCTCTGTGATTGACGATTCATCGGATTTGCCCTTTTAGGACATAACCACTGACCGCCTACCTTATATAAGAGCTGCGCTATCTGGCTGGACGGGCGTTTGAGAAGATGATTACCTGTTGTCTCAACTGCACATCACGCTGCACAGCTTGCCACGACACTTGTGAGAAGTACAAGGCAGAGAAGAAAGACTTCGAGGAACGCAAAGCGTTCGTGCATGAGCTGAACCACAGCCAGAGCGTATACCACCGTGACTACGAGGACAAGCACCGGGAACGTGGCAAGAAGCGGTTTCTCGGAAGTGAATTTAGAGGTGAAAGAGGATGAGACTTGTTGACGTAGAACCGTTTATTGAAGCGTGGAAGAAAAGCGGGAACGATAAAAAAGACAAAGCTAAGACGCTTATGAACAGCGGAATTTACTCTGAATACGATAAAGGCGTTGCCCTTGACTGCGCCGCTGACCTTGTTTTAGCACTTGCCGAACAGCTTGAAAACGCTCCATCAACTGCATGGACAAGTGTAAAGGACAAACAACCGGAAGAAGATGGAATTTATCTTGCCGTTTACGATTTTTGGAACTGGGAAAATATGATTGCAACAAGGGAGTTTGTAAACGGAAAGTGGGTTGACAATAAAAACCCAGTCAAGTTCTGGATGCTGATTCCTAAAATTCCGGGAGATAACGAATGAACACCGGCAAGCAGTTTGAAGCGGATTTCAAAGCGTCTGTTCCATCCGATGCGTGGTGCTACCGCCTGAAAGACAGTGCTGCCACCTACTACGGAGGCAATGAGAACCTGTCCTTCTCCATCGACAACATCTGCGACTTCCTTGTGTACCGTTACCCGATGAATCACCTGTTTGAGCTGAAAACCATTGAAACGCCCTCTATCCCTCTTGAAAAAATGTTAGGCAAATACGACAAGGCAAAGTGCAAATACCGCAAGGAAAAGCACATCACGGACATGGTAGAAGCAATGGGGTACAGCGGTCAGACCGCCCATGTGATAGTCAATTACAGGGCAGTCAGCCGCACCTTTGCAATCCCTGCCAGCAAAATTCTGGCATTCCGATACAACGGGAGCCGTAAGAGCATCCCTTGGCAGTGGGCAGAGCAAGAGGGGATAGAGGTCAAAGCAAAGAGACTGCGTGTCCATTGGCGGTATGACGTGGATGGGTTGTTAAAGAGATTGGAGAAAGAAAATGCAACTGTCTGAAAAACAAGAATTGGTAAGGCTTCTGGGACTGTACCAAAGCGAACTCCTTATGGAGAACGAAGAAAACCTTAGAAAGAAAATGAGAAGCAATGAAAGCTCGAAGAAGGTTGTCACAGATTATTCATACGGTGTAAAAGCTCAGTATGAACACGCAAGAATCATCATCAAAAAACTTTCTGTTGAAATCGGAAAAGAACTCAAGGCTAGTTGGGAGTTGTGGTGAAAATGACAATGGTATGCGATAGGTGCGGTGAAGCGTTTCCGCTTTCCAACGATGTAAAATACATGACACCGTTTGATGACGAACTTGACCAATTTGAAAGCAATTCTATTGTAAAGTGCCTTTCTGGCGATGATAAAGGGATTTACTCGATAAGAGATGAAACCGTTGCCCTTTGTCCCTCTTGCATGGCAAAGCTGAACGACTGGCTGAAAGGAGATAAAAAATGAGCGACATACGGTTAGTTAATGTAGTACCCATCGCCAACGGATGGAACGATGCGGTGAAGAAGAATCTGGATGAGGCCAAAACATTGATGGCCTCCGGGAACTGTACCGACTACAACGCGGGCGTTATCGAGGAATGCGTTGCGAACCTCGTTTCCGGGCTTGCCGATGACCTGATGAAAGCTCCTGCTGTTGACCCGGAGAGCCTGCGACCGGTGGCACATTGGGAAGAGAGCGTTTGCTTTGACGATGCCTTTTGGGTGTGCTCGAACTGCAAGTTTCCTAGTGAAGCGATAGCTGCACCCCGTCTTTATCACTATTGCCCGAACTGTGGTTCAAGAATGGAGGGAATAAAAGAGTGAGTGTTGTCTTTAAGTGCGACAGGTGCGGTGAGATTTTTAATCGGAAAGTGCCTAACATAAACGATTGCTACGATACTGCAAATTCGATTCTGTTCTTAGATTGCACGGTGGAACGCAAACGTTTTGGACTGGGCGAAGAACCGATTCAGCTTTGTCCGTCCTGCATGAAAGAACTGAATGACTGGTTAGAGTCAAACAAAGAAAAACTAGACAACGGAAACAAGAACGAATGGAACAACATGACTACTCAACCGCAAAGCGGGATAGCAGTTGAAATCAAGTTTGATAGTGGAGAGCAAGACATTGCTTATAGAAGGTACGGCGATAAACGCTGGTTCTTGTGCGACAACGATTATGTCTTGCATAACGAATCAATCGTTGCGTGGCGATACATCGATTAAAAGGAGAACAGAAGTGAGCAAGAAAATTTCAGACATTCTGCCTAAGACCGAAATCTTGGCACAGTTGGCAGAAGAAGCGTCCGAACTGGCACAGGCTGCGTTGAAGCCGCGCCGTGCGTTGGATGGGACGAACCCGACACCGAAAAACGTTGAGGAGTGCGAAGAAAATCTGCTAGAGGAACTAGCAGACATTAAAGTTGCATTTACGGTCTATTTGTTTGATTCAAAACCATGCATCAAGGCAAGGGTTTCGGAGGAAATCAATAAGACCACCGAGATAAAGCTTGATCGTTGGCTATCTCGCCTTGAAGCAAAGGAGCAGTTGGATGAATAAGTACGGAGACTGCCCGGTGTGTGGAAAGAAGATGGAGGACTAACGATGTACGATTGCTCAAAATGCCCAGCACGTCAGAGCTGCATTGCGGCAGCGCAGCCGGGTTCCGCTTACTGCGTGATTAAGCTGATGCAAACCGGTGCGTCAAAGGCAGACATGGAATTTGCCACGCCACAGCGGCTCCCGGACTTCTGCCCCTACTGCGGAAAGCCGCTGCGCATCATCGGAAGTGAGCGATTTTGCAATAACCCGCGCTGCCTAAACCGATACCAGCCGATGGGACGGTGACAGATACTGGGAGATGGTTGGGCAGTTCAAGAACGAGGACATGACCCCTGACGAGTTTGCGGATTACATCACCGCAAAGTCAGAACAGGTCGAAAAAGAGCTGAGGGAAAGGTGGAGCTGATGGCAGTATTATCACACAACCAGATTGACGAAGCGATATTCTCAGACCCGAACGAGAATCACATCGTAGAAGCAACTTACAAATGCTTGCTATGCTGGACTGAAGTTAAAATCATTGACATGAGATTTGCAACGGCAGTCGTAAACAAAGGAAGAAACCCAGTGTGCCCAATCTGCGGAGAGGACATGGAATGCTCTAATTACGAGGTGGTAAACCGTGACTGATAAGGAACAGCTTGCTATCGCACGGTTGCAGGACGCTGCACGGCTATCAGAGCATCGGTACAAGAAACCGTTGATGGTCACATACTCTGGCGGCAAGGATTCACAAGTGCTTGTGGCACTGGCTGAACGTGCCGGAATCAACTTTGAGGTGGTTAATAGCCACACCACAGCAGATGCGCCGGAGACGGTCTATTTCATCCGTAAGCAGTTTAAAGCGATGGAAGAACGTGGAATCAAATGCTCCATTGTCATGCCACGATACAAGGACAAGCCCGTGTCCATGTGGACGTTGATTCCGCAAAAGCTGATGCCTCCTACAAGACTTGTACGGTATTGCTGTGCCGTTCTCAAAGAAAATACTGGCCGCGATAGATTTATCGCTACCGGCGTTCGCTGGGCTGAATCAACAAACAGAAAGAAAAACCGTGGAACGATGGAGTTTAGCCATCGTGACAAGGAAAAGCGCATCATCCTTATGGGAGACAACGATGAAAAACGGCAACTGTTCGAGACCTGCAACCTCAAGGGCAAGATGACCGTAAACCCTATTGTGGACTGGTCTGACGATGATGTGTGGGACTACACGCACAGCGAGCACTTGCCTATCAATCCGCTTTACTGCGAAGGACAGAAGCGTGTTGGCTGCATCGGCTGCCCTATGGCCGGTAGGGGGGGCAGACAGCGTGAGCTTATGCGCTGGCCTGCCTACGAAAAAATGTACATCTCGGCGTTTGAAAGAATGCTTGATGTCAGAAAAGCAAAAGGCTTGCCGTGCGATTGGCAAACTGGCATGGACGTTTTTCGCTGGTGGATGGAGGACGACAACATCAGCGGTCAGTTGAGCATGGACGATTTGATGGAGGATAACAATGTTTGAATTTGTAACTCGCTGGCTGGTCTGCCTAGTCCTGCTGGCGGTAGTAGTTCAGTCTGAACGGACAATCAAAGACATAACAGACAGGCTGTTTGAGAAACGACAGGCAATGCTCGTCTGGCTGTTCGTTAACGTGTGTCTGGCCGTTTGTACGGCTGTTGTGATGGGGTGGAGGTAAGTATGGAAATTAAATCAATAAATGATATTCCAATGCCGTTTAGAGACATTGATGTTGCGGAAGCGTTTTATCATCATTCGGAACTTTACATGAAAACAGAGAACGTTTCAACTACGGTAGCAAGCGGAAATTTTACTACGCTGGTTTATAACGCTGTAAATTTGAAAAACGGTTCGTTCAAAAGTTTTTCCGGTTCAGAAAACGTTCAAAGAGCTAAGGTACATATTGAGAGAGAGTAACCAATGGAAAATGAATTTTACTGCCCGATGAAGATGACCAGCAATCCGCTTGGCCGGTGTGTCTGCGAGAAAGAAAAGTGCGCTTGGTGGCGGCAGTTGGACGGTTGCTGTGCAGTCTGGCAAATCGCATGGAAGCTGGACAACATCGAAACGAAGATGAAGAGGTGAGAACATGGAAGAACGTGCAGAGTTAAAACACGGATATTGGAAACTTTCACCAGATGCTTATTATATGGACACAATGTCAGAAGAACGAGAATTAAAAGCTTATGTGACGGCGAAATGCTCGTTATGTGGAGAACATCATCCGAATAATTATACAGTGTGGTCGAAAACTTTATACGCGCCGGATGGTGAAGAATACACATACGAATGGAATATAAAAGAAGAAAAAGAAAACATTTTGAAAGAAGCGATAGAAAATCACCGTAATTATGCGAACTATTGCCCGAACTGCGGTGCAAGAATGGATTTGAAACAGAAATAAAGAGGTGATAACTCTTGGCAACACCCCCGAAGCGTGGTCCTGGCAGACCGCCGCTGACCGAAGCTGAAAAGAAAAAGCGTGAGAAGCGAGCGCAAAAGGCAAAAGAGCAAGCCGCTGCGAAGCGTGAGAAAGAGCGTGAGAAGAAGAAACAGCAGATGCTTAACAAGCGGAAATCTATCCGCTCGCAGGTGAGTAAAAAGGTGAAAGAACAACAGGATTTAGCAATCACGAGGTCTAAGATGCTGAACACAGGGGATTTGCAGTCAAGAATCGGCGATGAAGAGGACAAGAAAGTTGTCGGCATGATTGCGGCCAAGTATTTTGGCGACCTTCCGAGCGTTGACATGAACAACCCCATTGAAGTGCAGCAACGCCTTGACTTCTTTTTTGACGCTTGCATCGAAGCCAGAATATCCCCTGTGGTGGAATGGATTGCGCTGGTTCTGGGCATCGAATGGCCTAGTCTGAGACAGATTATGACAGGCAAACGCCGTGACGACAGCTTGCAGCAGAAGTACATCCTAAAACTGATTCTGCAAATGCAGTCCATGTGGGCATACAACGGTATGTACGGTCAGGAGAACCCGGCAGAGTGGATTTTCCGAGCCAAGAACTACTTTGGTATGCGTGACAACGTGGAAGTCACCGTTGCCCCGCCGGAACAGCCGTTGGGCGATGCCCAAAGCGTAGAGCAGCTTGCCCAGAAGTATCAGACGACTTTGCCGAAGGAGATTGACGTGGAGTACAGAGAGGTGGACGACTAATGCAAACTGACAGAGGAATTTACCACAAGCGAGTATGCGACCGCTGCGGAGCTGTTCTAGGCGGTAGAATGATGAACCCTGACGAATACTTCAAGGACTGGGCGTGGCGCAGGGACACAGGCGACCTTTGCCCTGAGTGCTATGAGGAGTACAAGCGAGTGATCAGGCGGTTCAATGCCAACAGAAAGAGAAAGAGAGGGCAGAGATTATGAAAAAGTGCGCTCTTTATAGATGCAAACAGTGCTTTGCGACCATGGCGGACGAAAGCGATGTCAGAATCGACAAAGACATTGTTGATTGGATGTTTGAAAACGAAATGGAAGAAAGTAAAATTGGGTTTATCGCAAAATTCAAAATAAGCGATAAAGTCCTCATTCATCGTTGCGCCAACAACACTGTTGGCTTATGCGAGTTTATCGGATGGAAGGAGATAGAGGAATGAACTTCTACTGCACCACCGAACATTGCTCTTGCATGGGCATCAAACAGTTCTCCGCTGGCAAGGCTATCCGATGCATGGCAGAATCCTGCAAGAACAAATCCGAGCCGTCCTGTGGCTCTTGCAAATGGTACGCAGAGCCGGAGGGTGTATGTGTGAACGACCAGTCAGAACACGTTGCAGACTTTGTGTGGGACGAACGTGGATGCAAAAATGGGAGAAGAAAAATGAGCGAAAGTAATGTAATCAGGCTGGGCAATGGAATTCTACTGGACAGCAAAGGAAAACTTTTATGCCAAACTGTGGACAAGTCCTGCTCAAACTGTAAATGGCACGACAGATTCTCGTGGGTCTGTTACAACGGTCTGTCGGAGCGCAGAGCTAATTTTACAGACCCGGAAGATGTGTGCAAAGAATGGGAGAAAAGAGAAAATGAGCTATGATATTTCACTGTGCGACCCAGTAACGCACAAACCGCTCAAAGCAGATAGTACGCATTTTATCGCTGGTGGTATGCGCGCTATGGGTGGTACAAAAGAACTGTGGCTCAACGTCACCTATAATTACGGTCACTTCTATTATCAACCGGAAGTGTTTGGTGAGAACGGCATCCGCTCCATCTATGGCAAAACAGGCGCAGAAAGCATCCCGATGCTGGAAAAGGCGATTGCCGCACTAGGTGACGATGTAGACGATAGCGACTACTGGCACGCCACAGAGGGCAACGCCAAACGCGCTTTGTATGGTTTGCTGGCGTTTGCAAAGATGCGGCCTGACGGTGTATGGGACGGAGATTGAAGGGAGAAAGTACGATGGAAGTCAGACCGATTGATGCAAATGCACTCAAACTTTATTTTTCTGATAGGCAGATGGAGTATGTAAGCGTGGATGAAGCTGATTACACATTCAATGCCTTGATGTTTGATGTGCTTGGAGACGTAATAACAGCTATTGAAAATGCACCAACAATCGAGGTGAAAGACAATGGCTAATTATCCGGAATACCTTGAACGAAACGCACTTATTGAAAGAATCAAGAAAGCATATTGCGATGGCTGCGAGAGCTACAATGGAGTTAGATGCCGTGCTTGCGGTATTGGCGATGCCATTGACGTTGTGGAAGATGCGCCGACAGCCTTAGAGCGTACCGCTGAATGGATTGTGCAGGACGATACGTTCACAAGATTCGAGTGCAGCAAATGCCACACAAAAAATCATCATACACGTTGGAACTACTGCCCGAACTGTGGTTCTTTGATGGAGAACAGGTTATGAGTAACACTCTTTGGCATCCAGCAAGCGAACCGCCACGAGAGCGGACGCAGCCTTTGTTACTTTCGACTAAGACAACGTGGCGTGATAAAGATGGAAAAATGTTGCAAGGAATCTCGCCAACAGCGTACTTTCTTGGCTGCTACGCAGACGGTCAGTTCTGGGATGAGATAGGCGAGAGACTGCCGAAAGATGTGACGGTGACACATTGGATGGCGTTTCCGATGGTATAGGAGGGCTAAACATGACAAACAAGAAGTTTGGCATCATCATTATGGATTTGAGCTTTTTTGACTTCGGGCCGAAGCCGCCTTGTGGGTACATCAAGGCAAAACATATCAGACCAGCGTACGGCAAAGGCGCAAGGCCTGTAAAGGCGCATAAGCGAATCACGAGAACGAGAGAGGGATTTAGAAAATGACAGAGCTCAAGAGATGCCCGTTCTGCGGTGGAGAAGTGGCTATTGCAGAGACAGGAACTGACATAAAGAAGTGGATGTTTATTTCGAGAGCGCACGGAGAAAACAAATGCACTTGCCGTGTTTTTATGGAAAGTGGGGAGTATTGGCTTGATTGCTCCGAAAAGGATAAAGCAAGAATTAAGGCCGACCTTATCGAAGCATGGAACAAACGCTACAAAGAGGACTGAATATGGAGCAGGAACACAAGCCGAGAACATCAATGATTCTTCTGTTGGAACACGTTCATGCGATGGATGAACTGACAGATGAGGAATTCGGAACATTCGTCCGCAACTATGCACAGTATGTTGAGACTGGGCTTGAGCCAGCATACGACAACGACCGTGCTATGCGGATGCTCTGGAAAGTTGTTAAGGCGTTTGATGATATGAATGCACAGAAAAGACAGGAGCGAATTGAGAAAAACAGACGGAGCGCAAATAAGCGTTGGAACGATGAAAAATGCAAGTGCATACAAACGCATACTAATGATGCAAACGCATACGCTGGTATGCAAAATATGCAAATGAATGCAAACGATGCCTTATCTGTATCTGATACTGATTCTGTATCTGAATCTGATAAAAAAGAAAAATGTGAAAAGAAAAATGCCAACGAAGTCAAACGCTTCAAAGCTCCAACTATCGAGCAAGCCAAAGAATACTTTGCGAACAAGGGTTACATGGAATCAGAAGCAGAGCGGTTTGTTGACCACTTCACGGCAAATGGCTGGAAGGTCGGCAAGTCACCCATGAAGGACTGGAAAGCTGCTGCACGGAACTGGATGCGTAACGTGAAGGACTGGAACGGTGGCTATCAGCAGACAATGGCTGAATTGCCTGACGAGGGAGACTTTCTACGGTGAATATTAAAAATCAGACCCAATATATCCTGCTGGGGGCAGTTCTTACGTTTTCTGAGTATGCCGATGTGCTGCAAGACCTTAAAATCGACGATTTCTGTCTTGAACTGCGTGATACATTCGCTGCTATTCGTGGCTATTGGGAACACAACGACAAGTGGAACCCGGTAGAAGTTATGGGGCGGTACGATAACTGCAAGAAAGCAATGGGCGAATGCCTGGATGCCTTTGGCGCAGAGTTTATCCGCAACGTCACCCACGACATGATGCTTGGATGGGCTAGAATCATCAAGGAACAGGCAGCATTGTCCAGAGCCAGAGAGATTGCGTTCCAGATTGTTGATGGTTCGACCAGATACGCAGACTTGACAGGCATTTATGAGCAGCTGGGCGAAGCTATCAACCTGCACAACGAGAGAAACGATTTCATCCCGATGTGTGACGGCATAGACAATTACATCCGCAGACTTGATGATAAGCCGGAGTATATCAGCACAGGGCTTAGAGTGCTGGATAACAACTTGCATCTTGTGCCGGGAAACTTCGTTGTGATCGGCGGCAGACCCAGCGCAGGTAAAACCGCACTATCCTTGCAGCTTGCCTGTGAAATAGCAAAGAACGGACGCAAGGTAGCATATTTTAGCCTAGAGACCGACCCAGACACGCTCTATGCCCGTATTATTGCAAACCAGCTAGGCGTACCGCTGCACACGGTCAAAAATAAGACCGTCAGCATTAACGAGCTTGACCGACTGGCAGCTATCAAGAAATATCCGCTGTTCGTCCGTTCTGCCGCTGGTAAGAGCGTTGGGTGGATTAGAACGCAGTCCATCAGGATGCAGGCAAAAGTGGTGTTCATCGACTATTTGCAGCTTATCCATCAAGCCGGAGCGAAAGACAGATACAGTGCCGTCACGGAAATCAGCATGGCGCTGCACGAGTTTGCACAGTCCACAGGAACACTGGTGGTGGCACTTGCACAGCTCAATCGAGAGACCGCAAGAACAGGTATCCCGCCAACTGCCGCAGACCTGCGAGAGAGCGGGCAGATCGAGCAGGACGCAGATGCAATCATCCTACTGGCGCAGAACGTGACAACGAAAAAGCGGCCGGAGCAGCATTATCATTTTGCGCTTGAAAAGAACAAAGAGGGCAACGTGGGGTCACTAGACATCACGTTCCAGATGGAAACACAGCAGTTCAAAGAATGCGTGTGGATGTAACGAGAGGAGAATAAACATGAAATACTACCGAAAGAAACCAGTTGTTATCGAAGCATTCAAGCTCAATGCACAAGGACTTGTTGGAGCAGATTGGTTCTGGGACGCAGTAAGTAGCAATGATATTATCACGCATGACTTCGGAAAGTTTTACGATGGACCTGCGTGGTGCGAGATTAAAACGCTTAAAGGAACTATGATTGCGAGGACTGGCGATTATATCATTCGTGGCGTAAATGGCGAAATCTACCCGTGCAAACCTGACATTTTCGAGAAAGCATACGAAGCGATTGAGTGATAGTAGCCTAGCATCGCTTCTGCACTCGTATCGTCACAGTAGAATAGGCAAGAAAAACAGATAACAGGGTTTGGGCGATAAAGTTACCGTCTGAACCCCATAAATATTTTTTATCAATCAACAAACGGAGGAAAACGACTATGAAAAAGATTTTGACCGTATGTGTATCCGCTCTGGCGGGCATTATGCTGATGACTGGATGCAACAAACAGGTGGTCGACTTGACATACAGCTACTCGTACGCACAGCTGAAAATGCCTGATGGAACGATTGTCGAGGGCAAGCTGAATAGTTGGGACGATTACGAGGGCGACCAGCTGCAAGTAAAGATTGACGGCGTGACCTATCTGGTTCATTCGTCGAACGTGGTCTTGCGGCATTGAAAGCGAATACGAAATCTAAGTGCATGGGCTGTCAGCAATGGCAGCCTTTTGCATATACGCACACAGAAGCCCTACAAACGCTTTTAAGGTCAGATGGCAAACTTATCGACTGAACACAGAAAACAGCGCTGACGTGACTCTACGTGGCTGTGAGCGCATTGTAGAGGTCTACGACTATTGCAGGAGGAGAAAATGGAATACATGACAGCCGATACAAAGGTCAATGGGTACATGGTTTACCCTCGATTCCTCTCGACTATTGGCGTTAGCCCAACAGAGAAAATTGTTTACATTTACCTGTTCAATCGTGCAAGGTCGTCACAGAGGGCAAGTAGAAGCGGAAAGTTTGCTGACCAACTAGGGCGAGTATACATCGTGTATCCCATCAAAGACCTTGCTGCCGATACTGGATTCACAGAACGATGGGTCAAGAAGTCTCTGAAAGAGCTGGAAGAAGCCGGGTTGATCGAGCGCAAGCGTAAAGGCAAGAACAAGCCCGATAAGATATACGTCAAAGTGCCGGAAGAATCTTCAAAGAGCGAAAAGGGAGGTGAACAATCATTCACCTCTGAGGGGAACGATACTTCACCTGTGAGGGGAACAATCGTTCACCTCCTTAATATAGAAGAAAAGAAAAGAAAAAAAGTTATTAAGAAAGCGGGCGACCCGCCCGATGGGAACGCCAGTACGCCGGACTTCGAGGATGTGAGCGAGTATTTTTTGGATGCTGGATGTGAAAACAGGCTTGCCAGCAGGTTCATGAACTACTATGAGGGAACAGGCTGGATGACCAAGACCGGAAAGCCTATAACAAACTGGAAGGCCTTTGCTGATATGTGGATTGACAAGGAACAGGAGAAGCAACAGTACTGTGAACCAGAGTTCAATCGTCTGTAAAGGTTCTTTCCCCCTATAACCCTCTATCTCCAAAGCTACACCGTTAGCCAGCAGAGCAGACCGTAGGCGAGAACTAGCGTGAGATTCGGACTGGTGGATGGTCTAGGACTATTTAACATGGAGAATTGACTTCATTTTGTAGTCGGTTGGATATGTACAAATGTTGCGTTTGCTATTCCTAGTAGAATCCTATGGATTGGACGTAATACCATAGTTTGTTACTGGGAATTAAATCGAGCAGGAACAGACCGAATCGGATGGTATGACTATTTTAGCAGAATAATCCCTAGATAATTACTAGGATATATAAGCGTATATTATAATAAGTACGATTGGTATACGAATTTGGTATGGATGGGCGAGAATAAAATTGACAGGTGTCTTGACACAAATTGATTTTTGGGTGGTCGGATGACTTAGCGACTATCGCATCTCCCTTCTTCTAAAAGTCAAACGACTATTTCACACAAAAAATACACGACTATTTGACGATAGTTCGCAAGAAAATGATACAACTATTGCTCTGCGACTATCAGCGGACAGCTCGTTGCTATACTATATATAGGACTTTCAAACTGTGGTCGTCTGACGACTTTACGACTATTCCGCGACTATTTGCCGGGAGAAATTACGACTATTAGCTACGACTATTCCAGCCGGAACGCTACGACTATTGCTGACCTCTATTGGCTATCGGGCGAAAGCCCGAAAAGAGATGCGGCGGTAGCCGTCAAGGGTTCCGCGCCGCCGTGCCAGGAAAAAACATAATGCCAGGCTAACCCACGCCAGGACTCCAGCCGCCAGGCGTGGGAAGTATCGGCACATCGCCGGGCTGGCATGGTTTGCGATGTGTTGCACTGTCTGGCATGGATCTATAACAGGGGCGCACCGCTGCACCCTTATATACCTTATTATAATAGGGCGGCTGCGCTGACCTGTACAGCGTTCGGCGCGTCGGTGGGATCTGGTATCGGTGGAGGTGCTGTGCTTGACGGTATGCCATCCAGCGTGGCACAGGCGGTGTACGGGCGGTTTGTGTATTTGCTGTATTGTGTGCTTTGGAATGGGTCAAATTAACGGAAATGCCCCTGTAAAGCCCTGTGCGCTGTTTTGCAGCTTGTGTGATATAACTGCATGGACTGCACAAAACGTGCTGTAAACGCTTGTATGTAGCTTGTACGCCGCCGGGCAAAAATAAAAGCCCTGCACCCTCAGCAAATGCAAGGCAAAATAAAACCCCGCCAGCGTGGGCGGGGTAAAATTATTGCTTATGAATCAGATTTTATATTTATCAAAAAGCGCTTTCATTTCGTCGTCGTCGTACTCTGTCAGCTGATAATACCACTCCTCATAAGATACATGATATACGACGGCGGGAAGGTCTTTTCTCTTGTAGCTTTCTAAGCTGTTAAACTTGTCAAAACGGGAAGCGGGACGGGGGCCGATATTATCACCCCAGTAAAAGTATACTGCATCGCCGATTTTGACGGCTGCCCCAGCGCCACGCCTGATAAGTTGGGCGAAAATCTTTTTTTCATCGGCTGACATTTTGCGGGAAAATTCGTTAAACCCTTCAATAACTTTCATTCTATACGCTCCTTCCTTGCGTGGTCTTGCTGTCACTAGTATATCATACTGCAAGCCCTAAAAACAGGACTTACAGAAAGTTTTTTGCCCTTTTGGGCTGCGTCAGCGCTGGTGGCGCCAGATGTTATAATCTGCTGCCGTCATGATGGTATAGCCGCCGCAGACCTTGACAACGACGCAGTCACCGGGACAAACCTTGCGTGCATAGTATCGGGTGGTATACAGTCCAGTCATTGCGTTATATCCCTTATTAGTAGTCATAATATATAGCCCTCCTCACTTGCTTGCCTTAAACAAAGCACTAAAAAACCAAAAAAAGAACAAGATTGCAGATAAAATCACAGCTTGCACCCCCTTTATACCACGCTAAAACGTTTGTAGCTTGTGCGGGTGCTACATTCGGCGTATATATCAGGGTGTAGCGTCTTGAGTAGCTTGCTATCCAGTCGGACACTCTGAACGTCCTTATAAATGGCTTTTGCGGTGCCTTGCGCCATCTCCGGCGCGCCCTGCATCATGCAGATAATATCAGCTTTAATGCTTTCGTTCATTGCTTCCAGCTCTTCCAAAAGCCGCTTGTTTTCGCGGTATTCGTTCACCTTTTCTTCGAACAACGTCATTTTTTACGCCTCCTTTAGCTGTTGAGAAATGCGATCATAACCAGCGCCCCGCTGACCATGCCGCCGATATACCAGAGGGCAGCCCACTGGGAAAAATCAAGAGTAATCATTGTTTGCCCCCCTATCACATAACCTGGAACAGCGCAGACGTGCGGGCGGTCACGGCGTACAGCTTGCCGGTGGTGTTACCCTTTACCAGTACGCCCGTAACGCCGTAAATGCCGGTGCTGTATGCGATGGTCTCAAACCCGCATTCTGCAACGCGAATAGCGTCAATCTCTGCGAAACGCTTTTGGGTCAAGTCCTCTGCTGCGTTGGTGGTAACATAACGGCGAATATCTTTTAATGTGGTTTTCATGGTTTTTGCCCTCCTGTTTTGGTGGTGGTGCAACACGTTCTTGTGTTGTCTATATAGTAACACGTTCTTGTGTTTATGTCAATGGTTTTGCACACATTCTTGTGTTGAAAATCGTTCATGTTTGAGTGTGTACAAATCTGCTCAGTTTCGGACACACTCCGCGCCCTCCAGCGTTCCGCCGCCGTCCAGATCGCCCCGCGTGGTCTGCCTTGCATCTGGCACGGCCTGCCCTGCTGCCTGTGCTGTGCAGTCTGTCCGGGTGCGCTGGGGCTTGGGTCTCCACCGGCGGGGTATACAGCCGCCGTCCTGCCCCGCCCGGTGAGTAGCGCGAAAAATCTCCAAAATAAAAAAGGCGTTTTATTAAAGTGGTGGTGAATCACCACCCCCCTCTTTTCTGCACAAAACACCCCACCCCCATTGTCAATCTCAAAAATTCCGCGCAAAAACAAAAAGACCCCTACAAAGGGTCTGTGTTCTGTGCTATACTTGCCTTACAAGCCTTGAAAGGGAGGAATCTGTAATGAACCAAAAGAATGACAAGAACAAAGAAAAGAGAGAAAAGAACGAAAAGATTGCCGCTTCAATATGGGGCATTATTATCGGCGCTGCTCTTTTGGCTTTTGGTGTGTATCTTATAGCACATGGTATTTCAAGCGTTATATAAAATTTTGGCCAAAGAAAGGAAGAATCAAAAATGAGAAAGAGAATCATTGCAGCAGCTCTGGCGGCGGCTATGCTTTTAACAATGCCTTTGTACGCAATGGCTGCTGGAAAGCCAGATGAAATCGCATCTCCTGCTCAATTAGAAGAAACCAACGAAGATGGCACTGTGAGAATCAAAGAATCCCACAGCCATCTTGAGAAAAGGTATGAATACGGAAAGACGAGATACTATGTCTACTATGCGGTACTTGTTGAAAATACGTATCCTGACTACGCTGTTGACTTTGTATCGCTAAAAGCTTCCGTTTTCGGTTCTGACGGTTCAGTATTAAAAACCGATGAAGAAACCCTTGACTGGATTGCAGAGGGAGACTCTTATTGGTACGCTGGATACGTGTCGCTTGATTCTGAAGGTATTACTCCAACCAGAATGGAATATACCATTAGTGCGAATGAGCGGAATTTCCACAAAGCCAGTGCGTCCAATCAAGCGATTCGTGCCGGAGAACTTGCGGTCACGAATGTCTCTAAACGTGGCTCTGGGTATGATTTGCGCTATACAGGTCAGGTCACAAATAACAGCCAGTTCACAAGCAATTGGATAAAGGTCATCGTTATTTACAAGATGAAGGACACGGAAGGCAACGAAGTGCCGGTTGGTGGAGATTGCACATACATAACCGATGCGCTTCCTTCTGGACAGACAACAACGTTTGAACTTTACCCATTGTCCGGATTTACTGGATACAGTTCCTATGAAATTATCGCTTTGCAGGACTGACATATAACACAAAAAGCCAGCGGCTAGATGTTCTCTAACCACTGGCTTTTCTTATGGGCTATTTACGATTTAAGTGTTGGAAACATGATAGGAGCGCTGACTTCTTCCTTTTCCCTAAGAATGTCGAGCAAACAATCATTGTATCCCATTGAATAGCTGTCCTCGCAAAAATGTTGTACGGACGTTGCTAGCGCTACACTTACAACCTCTCTTGACCGCTTATCCTCTGGCATGATGATTTCTAATGTCTGATTAAGGATTTCATGGCTTTTTTCTAAAACGGCTTTGTACTCTTCGTTCTCAGCTTGTAGCCGAAACATTTCTTCCGAGTAGTCCATCAGCACGTCTCCATTCTAATCTGCTCACCAACAGGCAGATAGCCCGCTTCTTTGAGCTTGCTGTAAATGAACTTCTGACCGGCTCTTGTCCAGCGAGTGATTTCTTTCGTTTTGCCGTTCGGCAGCTCGATCGGGTGCCCGACAACATATCCGTTGCCAAGATACTTCTGGTAAGGAATCCACTGTTTGTTTACAGTATGTTGGATGCCAAGCCCTCTAAGAATCTGGTTCAGCTTTCGTGCGCTCATGCCGTAGTTCATGGCAATCTGCGTAGTAGTCAGGCTTTCATCAGAGAGCAGCATAGCCTTTGCGTAGTCGGAATCGGGCTTCATCTTTGCATTTTCCGCTTCCAAAGCCTTTACCTTCTTGCGCTCCGTGTCGATAACACTGTTAGCGGCGATCAGAGCGCGGCTCAACAGCATCTCTGTCGATTCAGGCTCCGGGTTGGTGAGCTTCTGCTCCATCTGATTGAAAGCATCAATATACTTGAGTTTCCATTCAAGGGCTTCCTTGCCAGTAAAGCCAAACGTGAGTAAACTGAACCCATCCCGGTTCATGAGGTACATCGGATATTGTTTGCCACGATTTTCAAACGTTGTTTCGTAGAACATGGATTTGGTGGCCGAATTTTCGGCCACGAGATTCTTGACGGCATCCAGAACGTGCTTGTGTTCCTTGCCGAAATGTTCTGCTACTTCACGACTGGAAACGACAACCTGTCCGTTCTCGCTGATAAGATTGATGGCATATTTAACCTTTTGTTCCATAAAAACTCCTATGGTTCTTGCGGAACAAGCCAATTCCTGCTATAATAAGGCTGGAACAGCTTGTTCCAGTGGTTTTGATGATACGTTCGCTGCGGTCGGCAAACTTTAGCGGACGTATCATTTTTCGTTTTCATTAGGCATGGGATACTTCTCAAGGTATGCATCGCGGACGGCCTGTGACAGTGACACGCGGCACTTCTTGCAGTGCTCCACCAGCAACTCATACTGACGATCAGTAAAGCCAACGGCTACCTGATGGCGGTATGCTTCGATGTAGGGACTTCTTGCCATATTTTTATCTCCTTTCTTTGAGGTGCATTAAGTGTAATCGCAAAATGTAGTAAAGTCAAGCGGAAATAGACCAACGAAACACAACATTTAGTGTTCGTTCATCTTGACAAACCACTTTCTACGTTTTGCACAAAACTTAGCCCTTATTTTTGGCTGCTCCCGCTTCGTACCCTGCCCGATAGTTCAGTTCGGACAGCTTGCCTAGAGCTTCTGCGTACTCCCTGTCCTCGCTGGTCGGCTCTTTTCCGTGGGCGAGGGTTTTCAGAAATTCTTCGGTTGTCGTGGGAAAGTTCATGTTTTTTTTTTGCTCCTTTCTATTGCAGAAGTGGTCTGCTTCTGCTATAATAATTGACAGAAACCGAGACTGCGCCCTTGGTTGCGCAGCTTCTGTTTTGTGGTGGAATAGGTCGTCAGTGCTACTTTGGTCGGTGGAGCTGACGGCCTATTTTTTATGCCACAAAGGATAAATCCACTGTTGTTGGTCGATTCATCATGTGTTCTGCTGTCTTAGATTATAGACGCTTGGCATATAGTTGTCAACAGCCCAATTTGTATAATTTGTATCAGATATTTCTGATTTTTACGCATTCTAACGTAAATTTACGTTATTTAATAGTGCTTTTGTAAACGAATTAGTTTACTTTAATGGTAGTTGTCTGAAGCGTATTTTTCGATAATTCGTGAGGCTCTAACAAGAATATACAATGCGTAAAGCAACAAAAAAGTTTACCGTCCAATAATAGGCTTAATTATAGTAAAAAAACATAAGAAGGTGTTGACATTAACACAAGAATGTGTTATTATTGGGCTGAAAGAGAGGTTCTGTAAAAATGGCAGAGAAGAAAAAGGGCGGTGCAACCAAAAATAAAGTCAATTCCGGGGACATTCTTCGCTCCGTTATGAAAATCAGAGGATATACTTCTGCATCTCTTGCAAGGCAAATGAAATATGAAGTTTCTTCTTATGTGACAAACCGTGTTAATGCGGATGATTTGAAGCTTTCCACAATGGCGATGCTTTTGGAAGAAATGAAATACCAAATCGTGATTCAGCCTATTGGTGCTGATGTTGCGTCGGATGAGTTTGTTCTTAAAGTTCTTGAAAGAGATGGTGATTTTGAATGATCTACGGTTACGCTCGTGTCAGCTCCGCTGGACAGGCGATTGACGGCAATAGTCTTGAAGCCCAGTCGGAACTTCTGAAAGCTAACGGCGCACAGAAAATCTTTTCGGACGTGTACACCGGCACGAAGCTGCATCGACCTGAACTTGACAAGCTGATGGCTGAAATTCAGCCGGGAGATACGCTGATCGTGGCGAAGCTTGACCGTATTGCTCGTTCCGTGAAGGGCGGTATTGAAATTATTGACAGCTTGCTTGCAAAAGACGTGTCCGTGAACATCCTGAATATGGGGCTGATGAACAACACATCGACCGGAAAACTGATTCGTAATGTTATGCTTGCCTTTGCAGAGTTTGAGCGTGACATGATTGTTGAGCGTACCAAAGAGGGCAAGAATATTGCCAGTCAGCGTCCCGATTACAGGGAAGGCCGCAAGCCCACCGAGTACGACCGCAACCTCTTTGATATTCTGCATGAACAGGTGGAAAAACGTTTGCTGACCGTCACCGATGCCGCAAAACAGCTTGGTGTGACCCGCCAGACATGGTATCGGATTGCTGAACAGAGAAAGGCTGGATAATATGCAGGGAGAAGAACTGATTGTTAAGAATGGTAGCATCACGCTGCGGTCTATGCTTGACTTTGGCGGTTTTCTTGAAATCAAGCGGTTCTTGGAAGCTTGCCATTCGGAAAACTGCACCGTGACTTTTGCAAACGAGGAAATTGTCATTTTTCCGAATGAATACGATGCTGCTAAAGATGCTCTCGTCTTTATTTATGGTACACTGGCAGAAAGACACATTATCATCGAAAAGTATCTTAGTTACAAGTTGATGCTTGGGGATGAAGAACCGAAGCCAACGCTTGTATAATCAAAGAAAGAGGTACGGAATGAATAAACTGCTTTATCGTTATCAAGTGTTTGGATATAAAGGGGCTGCGGCACAAATGATGGACGCACTTATAAAAGAGAAGCCGGATTTGCGAGATGGATACTATTCCCTTCCAAAATTGAGAGATGCAATAGAAAAGGACAAATGGCTTTACAGCGTGATCTCTGGTTCGCATGATAAAGACGGCGTGATTCTTGCTACTCATATTTATGATATGGGCTATGTTACGCTAGGGGATGACGAGCATCCCGGTATTCGTCCGATAAAATGGTATGAGCCGTTGTTTTTTGTAAGGCTGAAAGAAAAATTGCATAAAATTTATTGGTGGCCTTGCAAATCCGGTCCTACGTTATTCGATTATATAAATAAGGTAAAATAAGTTCCGTTAAACTAAATTACATTAAATAATTTTCCGAAAACAGCATTATAAAACCGAATATTTGATTTTTGTGCAGTTGTAGGCACTCTTTACATTTTCAGGTAGGGGGTGCCTATTTTTTATGCAGCCAAAACAGTGCATTGCCATCATCGACAGCATCAAAGCGTATGCAAAGCAGAATCCGACCGAAGCACAGGTCTATGAGGACTGGTTTCAGGCGGTCGTGAACCTCAGAGACGCTCTGTCGCAAGACAAGCGGTTCGATGCCTACAAATACTCTGGTGAGCTCCGCTCCGTCTGTGCAGCCATGATGGCCAAGATGAAAACAGGCGAGGACGTGGCGAAGGTCTATGACATTATTAGCCGGACGTACCTGTTTGAAGCAAAAGATGTGTTCGACAGCTATTGCATCTACCTTGAATGGAACCGTGCGCCGGAGAAAAAGTTCTATCAGCCGAGAAGAAAGGTGTTAAGAACCGTTGCGAACGCCCTGCAAGACCTTGCGGATGACAGATTGGACTTGCTGGCAATCTCGATGCCCCCCGGCTGTGGTAAGACGGCTCTAGCTATTTTCTATCTGACATGGCTTGCCGGAAGAAACCCTGACGAACCGATGCTTACCGGCTCTCACTCTAACAGCTTTGTGCGTGGCGTTTATGACGAGTGCTTGCGTATATTCGACAAAGACGGAGAATACCTGTGGAATGATGTTTTCCCGGACGTTGCCGTGTCGAACACCAATGCGAAGGACTGCCGTATTGACTTAGGCAAGAGAAAGCGTTTTGAAACTCTGGAGTTTACTTCTATTGGCACTGGTAATGCCGGTCTGTACCGTGCATCTACACTTCTTTACTGCGATGACCTTGTGTCCGGCATTGAGGTTGCTCTCTCCAAGCCCCGCCTTGATAAGCTGTGGGAAACGTACACTACCGACCTTAGACAGCGTAAAATCGGCAACAAATGCAAGGAACTGCATATTGCTACACGCTGGTCTGTCCATGATGTTATCGGACGATTAGAGCAAAACTACGGCGATTCCGACAGGAACAGATTCATTGTTATGCCAGCAATGAACGAAAAAGACGAATCCAACTTCGATTATGACTACGGCGTTGGGTACAGCACTGAGACGCTTCGCAAGCAGCGTGAAGTTATGGATGAAATGAGCTGGAAAGCGCTGTACATGAACCAGCCTGTTGAGCGTGAAGGTCTGCTGTTCCCTGCCGATGAACTTCGATACTTTAACGGTGTTCTGCCTGATGGTGAGCCTGATCGCAAGCTCATGGTCATGGATATTGCATGGGGCGGCGGTGACTTCACCGCCTGTCCTATCGCTTATGTGTACGGAGATGCCGTGTTCATCCCTGACCTTGTGTTCAATAATGGCGATAAGACCGTGACCAGACCGGAAGTCGTGGGCAAAATCATCCAGCATAAAATCAACGTGGTGCGCGGAGAAGCCAACAACGGCGGCGATGAATATTGTGACGTAGTGGATAGCCAGCTCCGGCAGCAGGGATACCACTGTTCTGTCCGCAGCCAACGTGCGCCCAGCGGTCAAAGCAAGCTGTCCAGAATTATTCAGTATGCGCCAGACATCAAACGGTTTTATTTCCTTGACGAGAAACACCAGTCAAAAGAGTACAAGGCGTTCATGGAGCAGGTGACGATGTTCACGCAGCTTGGCAAAGTTCCGCACGATGATGCACCGGACAGTCTGGCACAGCTTGCCGATGAACTTTACAACGGAATCAGTAAAATTGAGCCTGTCAAGAGGCCTTTTTGATTAAAAACACAATATATTGTGTTCGCTGGGTCTATTTATTTGATTTCACTACTTGACAAGGCTTATAATGTACGCAGGAAGTTTTGCAGCTTCCCTTAAAGGAATAGCTTGCACGCGGGGTTTTGTCATTTTACTCGCGTGCGTGTTAACAAGCATATTCCTCCTTTCACCGGTGGAGGTTTTCTCACTCTTTCACCTTCACCGGACTTTATATGTTGCGTTTCCAATTGTTTGGGGAATGCCAGCCTGTCTCCCCCACGACTGGCAAGCAACGGTTCGATTCCGTTACGCAGCACAACGATTCACTTCTGTTTTCATGGAAATTTTCCTTTTACAACCTCCAATCGTTATTCCCGGCTCTCGATGAAATGGGTTTTGTGACATTTTACCATTTCAAAGAGCAACGATGAATTAAGCCGGGTACATGACACAGAGTGGAGCAGTCTTGTAGCTCGTCGGGTTCATAGCCCGAAGGTCGGTGGTTCAAATCCATCTTCTGTGTCCATCAGCGATTTGCTCCAGTCGGGGCAATCGTGGCTTTTGACACCCGACAAGTCAGAGCCTAGCATGACTGGTAGTGCGAACAGTTTCCCAGTAGCTTCTGACAGGGCTGTGCTAAACAGCCTGTTTCCAGAAATTCAACGAAAGGAGTGCTCATGCTAGTTAGAATTTGTTGCCCTTGTATCAGGCAGAATCCAATCTATAAGAACGTCCGCTGCAACCGCTATCTTGGCGAAGTAGACGGACGATACCATTTCAAGTGCGACAGATGCAAGGGCGTTATCGAAGGAGATACAAGGGAAGGATGGGTGAAAATCATCCATCCACCGGAAAAGTAAATAGCTTTTGAAGCGCAGTTTTGGCGCAGTGAGATAGACCTTAACAGGTTTGTCTTGCTGCGCTTTTTTATTTTGCTGGAAAGGAGGAACGCATGGCTGAGTATCAGATGGTTGTTGGCGGCTTTTTGAATGAGCCGCTGACCGGGCGCAGACCGATTGAAACGCCGGAGACGGAAATCAATCAGGCGAACGTGCTGAAAGTGGTTATGGGCAAGGCAGAACCTATTCATCTGCTGAACAAGAACGAGATTCGCTTTCTGCACAACTACTATTTGGGTAGTCAACCTGTCCTCAATCGCACGAAGGAATACCACGCTGAAATCACGAACCGCATTGTAGAGAACCACGCCAACGAGTGTGTGGGCTTCTACACCGGCTACATGAGCGGCACGCCGTGCTCTTATGTGCGGTCTGAAACGGCAACAGGTGACGGTGAGGAAATCGCCCGCCTGTCCAACGCCTTGCAGTATGAGGGCAAGGACGCGCTTGATCGGCGGCTTTGGCAGTGGATGTTGGAGTGCGGACAGGGATACCGCATTGTTCTTCCTGACAAGGGGTATGGCGGAAACTACCCGGACGAAACACCCCTGCTAGTGGACGTTCCCGACCCCGACATGGCGTATGTGATTTACAACTCCGGCATCGGTCACAAACCGATTGCCAACGTGCTGCACATCCCACGCAATTATCAAAACGACCTGAACGACCTTATTTGCGTGTACACACCAAACCAGTACTTTGAAATCGACAACGGTAAGGTTACAAAATCGGAAAATCATTCTCTTGGAATGCTGCCGATGGTCGAATATAAGCTCAACCCAGAGCGCATGGGTCTGTTTGAGCCCGCTATCCCTGTATTAGATGCCATCAACCTGTTGGAGAGCAATCGTCTCGATGGCGTAGAGCAGTTCATCCAATCCATCCTGGTCTTTATTAACTGTCTTGTCGATAAAGAAGCGTTGGAAGCTGTTAAGGCTATGGGCGCAATGTCGATCAAGTCTACTTCTGGACTTGCTGCCGATGTAAAACAGCTTGCAAACGAGCTGAACCAGCAGCAAACGCAGATTCTGCTTGATTCTATGTTGAACGTGTACCGCAGCCTAACTGCCATGCCTAGTGCCACTGGTAGTGAAAACGCAACGTCTGACAACGTGGGCGCAGTCATCGTCCGCAACGGCTGGAATCACACAGAAGCAAGGGCGCAGCAGTACGAGAATATGTTCAAGTTCTCGGAACGCCAAAGCCTGTCTGTAATGCTGAAAATCCTGCGTGATACGGCTGGTTCTAAGCTGATGGCAAGCGACATCAACATCAAGCTGCCCCGCCGTCAGTACGACAATCAGCAAAGCAAGGTTCAGATTTTTGCGCAGATGCTCAGTCAGACCATCGACCCGCAGTTGGCGTTCACAACGCCCGGTTTGTTCCCTGACCCGCAGGCTGCTTATGAAATGAGCAAGCCCTTCCTGATTGCCGCTGGCAAGCTAGGCGAGGATGGCAAAGCCCCGAAACCGCAGGAGAAACAGCCTGAACAAGTTGTTGATGCCAACAAAACATCGAACGGACAGGCTGAAAGCACCAATAAAGAAACAGAGGGTGAATAACCCTTTGCATATTTCGGCAGGGAAGCCGGGATATAAATTTCGCAGCGTTGCAGGGAAGCAACGGTAAAAAAACGCAGGAGGAAATTAACGATATGAAACTCGATGTGTTGCTTGGTGATGCCTACAAAGAGGGCATGACCGCCGATGAAATCATTTCTGCGCTGGAAAAGGTTGCAGACCCTAACGCAGAGGTCGAGAAACTGCGCAACGCCGTGACGAAAGCCAACGGCGAAGCTGCCGAGTACAAGAAGCAGCTAAAAGCAAAGCGCACCGATGACGAGAACGCTGCACAGGAACAGGCTGACAAGCTGGCAGAAATGCAGAAGCAGATTGAAGCTCTGACTGCCGACAAAGAGAACCTCGTCAAGGAAAAGACCCTTGCATCTTACCGTGAGAAGTTCGTTGCACAGGGTTATGATGCTGAACTGGCTGGCAAGGCTGCATCTGCACTGGCTGACGGCGACATGGACAAGGTGTTTAAGTTCCAGTCGGAGTTTATGGCCGCCCATGACACCGCATACAAGGCTTCTCTGTTGAAGGATATGCCCACACCTCCGGGTGCGGATGGCAAGGGCGGCTCTGACAGTGAGGGCGTGGCGTTTGCTAAGAGCCTTGCGCAGCAGAACGCAAATACTTCTAAGGCATCGAGTGACGCAATGAGTGCTTTCCATTAACAAGGAGGAAAACATGAGGTTTACCCGAAACACGGTCAACGGAATCAACGATACCATCCTTGCTTCCAATGACTACACCGCCATTCCCTTTACCGTGACCGAAACTGCTGCGGTTAAGGCTGGCTATCCCATGACGCTGGCTGGCAAGAAAGCTGTTGCTGCTGGCGAGACCGGTTCTAAGACCATCAACGCTGACGGCATCCTGCTGTATGACGTTGACCCGGCAGAGAACCCCAATGCTTCCCTGCTGATTCGCGGTGTTATCGACACCAAGAAGGCGGCAGCAAGTTCCAGCTTCACCTATGACGCTGATGCAATCAAGGCACTCAAGACTGCCGTCCCCGGCATTTTCTGCCGTGACAACATCAGCGTGAACGCTTAATAGGAGGTAAAACAACATGGCACTGAATCTTAAGGAAGTCTTTGCCCCGGCTGCGATTGCCGCCTATTGGACGAATGACCCTACCAATGCGATGCCCTTCGCATCTGACGCACTGTTCCCTGCAAAGAAGAAGGCCGGTCTCGACCTGAAGTGGCTGCGCGGTCACAAGGGCGTGGGTGTGTCCCTGATGCCCAGCGCATTTGATGCAAAGGCTACGTTCCGTACCCGTGAGGGCTTCAAGTTCGATGAGACCGAGATGCCGTTCTTCCGTGAGGGCTACCATCTGGGCGAGAAAGACCGTCAGGAGATCCTGCGTGTTCTGGACAGCAACGACCCCTACGCTCGCGACGTGATGAACCGCCTGTACGACGACACCGCACAGCTTATCACCGGCGCACGTATCGTGCCTGAACGCATGATCTGGCAGCTTCTGGCTCCTACCAGCGGCGTTCCCGGCATCACTATCAAGGCAAATGGTGTGAACTACACCTACAGCTACGACCCGGACGGCACTTGGAAGTCTACTAACTTCAAGGAAGTCTCTGTTGCAAAGTCTAAGTGGAACGTCACCACCGCCACCCCCATTGCCGACCTGAACGCCGCAAAGGATGCTGTTCTGGCAAGTGTGGGCGAAGTTGTGACTGAGGTGTACATGAACACAGCAACCTTCCGCAACATGATTGCTGCGGATGAGGTGAAGAACCGGTTCATGACCGTCACCGCAAAGGCAAACGCCGTTCTGCTGGACGCTGAAGCACGGCAGATTATCGAATCTGCAACCGGTCTGAAGATTCATCTGTACGACAAGATGTTCAAGGCAGACCAGTACAGCGCAAGCGAGAAGTATCTGCCTGACGGCATGGTGGTCGTTACCCCTGCTGGCGCACTGGGCAATGTCTGGTACGGCACTACTCCTGAAGAAGCCGACCTGCTGTCCGGTCAGTCTGGCGCATCCGTGTCCATCGTGAACACTGGCGTTGCCATCACTACTGAGCTGACCGTTCATCCGGTCAACGCCAACGTCTACGC